TTACGCAAGCTCGTCTATCAACTCGGCAGCCGCTATTTTTTTTCGTTGCATTGCCGGCGTTACATGATTGGCATAATGGTATACTAAGTCAATACTATCGTGCCGAGTTAGATACTGCAATTCAGAATCGGAATAACCGGCATCGCGCAACATGGACGCATACGTATGCCTGTAACTGTGAAGTGTAAGATTCTTACGCGTAATTCCAAGTTTTTTCATAGCAATTTGAAAATCACGATTGACGATTGCATAAGACAGCGGTTTGCTTTTACCGAATTTCGGCGAATAAAAAATAAACGCTTCGGGGTCATCCTTGAACGGACTTTGTTCAATACAGTGTATAAGCTTTTCACCAAGTTTCTTTGTTATCGGCACAACATCTTCCCGCTTTGTTTTTGTCGGCCCTAACGCATGCTCTCTAAAGTCATAATTGCTGCCGATAAAAAGCTCATATCCGTTTAAGGTTTGGCGGAAATCTTTTATTTGTAATGCAAGAATTTCGCCAATGCGGCAGCCGGTTTTAAACAAAAGCTCATTAATAAGCGCATACCGCTCATTATTAAAAACATTCTCACGCTCATCAAAAATTCTTTTAAGTTCAGAATTAGTAAAAATTTCTTTTTTCTTATTTTTCTTTGAGAACCGCGTAATTTTGCTGGTTATCAAATGCGAAATGACATCATTTTCGTACGCAAACTTGAGTGCTTGACAAATACTGCTAACCAAAGCGCACATTGAAGAATCCGCAAGATTTCCGGTATTTTTTATCGCTCCTAAAATACTATTAATCTCATCCGCTTCAATATCTGCAAGCAGTGTGTTACTAAAAAAACGCTCATAGAGCCTGAATGTCAAAAACATATTTCTAAATCGCGGCCGCATCGGCAGAGACTTGCCACGTTGTTGTAATTGCGTAATATACGGACTTTTGTCGTAATCAAAAAAATTAAACAGATAGTCCTTAAAAGTAACCCCATCAAACTTCTCACCGGGCTCTCTCATTTCTGCGCTTTTTTCTTCAATGCTTTCTATTGCGCGTATTTGGTTTTGTATCGATTTTTTATCTTCTCCCTTTATTGCAGCATCAACAAAAAACTTGCTCAATGTTTCGCTCACTGTTTGATCAATTGTTTGCGAAAGAGAAGCAATAAGTTTTTCATCATGTTGAATACCGATAGGCACCGCTTTTTGCAATGCTCGATGCGTTGCATTTTCAACGGCAAGTTCTATTATACCGATTTTATCGTCTTTTTGCTTGATATTAAAAAAACTGTCTTGATTGTAGTACCATTGATGTATTATCTTCTCAGCTTTAGCAGGGTCTCGCGTTCGGGTACTTTTTGCCGTCATCTTTTTACCGGTTATTTTATTAATGAATTGTACATAGATAAATCCATTGCGTAGATACGTATACCATTCCTTCCTCATTTTTTCCTCCGTGAAAAAGCATCTACCCACCCTAATCTGTATATCGTCATGACTATTCAGAAACTTGAGTCTTTAGCGATTTCAGCAAAAATCAACTCATTGGCTTTTAAACAGATAAAATTGCTCTCATGTTTTGTTTTAGAAATTGAGTTTAAACGGTAAAGTTTGTTTTTCTTCATCCTTTGCAACAAGTGTATTTGCGGAAATTATTTGTAAAAGTTCATCGGGAAACCCACAGCGGCTTATTAATGAATAACTGTCAATGTGCTGCTCGAGTAAGGTATTGACTACCGTCTTAACTAAAAAAGGGGCTTCCTTTTCTCGGATTTTTGAACCTTCTTCCTCTTTACGCTCTTTTCGCCGGCTTTGCCCGGTAAAAAAGGATATCTTTTGAGTATCTCCAATGAGTTTTAATGAATGAGCTCTCTTAACAATGGCGGCTTTGGAAAGGCCCCACTTTTTTTTTGTTTCAAGTAAAAATCTGTTATCAATTCCCCTGAATTCTCTTCTAAAAGATTCTTTAGGAAATAAAAAAGCCCCTGCAAATACATTTGCTTGCCTTTCTATCATTTTATAAAAGTCAAAGCTTTGAGTTTTTGTCTCATCAATACCCGAATGTAATATGATGTGTCCTAATTCATGGGCAAGCGTGAAGCGCATTCTGTCCCATGGGTAGTCAGTATTAATATATATAAACGGTTGCGATGCATACATACAGGAAAAACCATCTATTTCGATAATTGAATTATCGTACAAAAAAATAATAGCACCTCTATTTTCAAGAAAAATCATCAAATTTTGTATAGGCCCTAAGCCGGCATTAAACGTTTTTCGTAATGTTACTGCGACATCTTCAATATCTTCGCTTGATAATTCTTCACAAGAAATATCAATCGGCTTGATAGTACTTTCTTTAAAGGAAACATAACCTGAAAGCATAGCAATAAACTCAATTGAAAACTGCTTTAAAAGTTCCGCCCTCTGCTTCTCCTTTTTTTTAGTTGAGCTATTTTTTCGATATGAAATGCGGGCATTAGAGGTATCAAATGATGGTTTATAAAAAAATTCAATTGGAAAACCTAAAGCTTCGGCAAGCCGTATTTGAACAAAGGCATCAGGATTGCGCGCTCCTTTTTCATACAAACTGACAGAAGCCTTTGTAACGCCAAGCATTCCGGCTAAATAATCAAGCGTATAATTATTCCAATTTCTAGCCTGCGTTAGCCGCGCCGGATTAAAAATTTTCACGCCTTTTCCTTATAATTAATAGATAAATCTTTCATCTACAGCCTCCTATTTAATATTGACAGCATATCAACCTTTTATCAATTTTGTCAACACCATGTAAACAAAGCTTCCCATTTGCATATATAATAACCTTTTACATAAGATTATTAAAGGAAATTTTTTGTAAATATCTTGAGTAATTGACTTTATATAGAATATCAATAAACTTTAAGCAAATAAAAATAATTTTCGATAACATAATTGTAGCATTATTTTTTTTGGAGACAAAATGGCAAGAAAAGAGACAGTAACTGATTTATGGGTAAGCAAATTATTAGAAGAAGCGCGCATACCATTTTATCCGCAGGGTAGCAATATAAAAGAAATAGCAACCGCTTTAAAAACAGCATCTAAAAGCGGCACCGGCAAATCAGGCTTTCCTGAATATACGGCAGTAATAAAAGATTTTTTACTTGTCATTGAGGACAAAGCGGATATTGCAAAGCACGAAAAAAAAACAAAAAACAACACACTTGCCGATGACAAAGATGCAGTAGTCAATTATGCGGTAAACGGGGCAATCTTCTACGGTAAACACCTTGCCACTCATACAAATTATAAAAAAATACTATCAATCGGAATTTCCGGAGATGAAAAACGACATAAAATATCTCCCTTTTTTATTGATGAAAGAGGATATCATACAAAACTGCCTGAAATTGAAACTCTTATATCATTTAACGAACAAAATATTGACGAATATTATATTAAAGAAATATTAAAAGAAAGAACAGATTTTGAAAAAACAACCGCAGAGATATTAAGGGAAGCTCAAAGCCTGCATGAAGACTTGCGAAATTACGGCAGCATTCAAGATAAAGACAAGCCACTAGTTGTCTCCGGCATTTTACTTGCTTTGCGTGAAATTGAGTATCGCAATTTTGATATAAACAATCTTATCGGTGATAAAAAGAAAACAGACGGGCAAAAAATCTATAACGCAATAAAGGACAACTTAGCAAGGGCTAATGTTTCGCCTGAAGTAAAAAAAGACAAACTGCTTACTCAATTTGCGGTTATTAAAGATACCGCTAAAATAAACGAAGTGAATGTGGGACTTGGGAAAACACCATTAAAACATTATACCGAGTTTTTATACAAGAGCATTTATCAAAACATTAGATATAACACATCTGCTGAAGATTTTTTAGGAAGATTTTACGGAGAGTTCATGTCCTATTCTGGCGGAGACGGACAAGCACTCGGAATTATTTTAACTCCCCGTCATATAACAGAATTATTTTGCAATTTAGCCGACTTAAAACCTAATGATAAAGTTTTTGACCCCTGTTGCGGAACCGCAGGTTTTTTAATTGCAGCTATGCACAATATGCTTTTAAAGGCAAAAACACTTGATGAAAAAAATGACATCAAAAAAAAGCAGCTATTTGGTATAGAAATACAGAGCTATATGTTTACCATAGCTACTACGAATATGATTTTACGAGGAGACGGAAAAAGCAATCTATACAACAAAGATTTTTTAAACGAAAATCCTTTTGATCTGCAAAAAGAAGGCTATACTGTCGGTATGATGAACCCGCCGTATTCTCAAGGCTCAAAACAAAATCCTGATTTATATGAAATAGCTTTTACGGAACACCTACTCAATTCCGTTACCGAAGGAGGAAAAGTAATTGTTATTGTTCCGCAAAGCTCAATGACAGGCAAAACGACAGAAGAAAAAAACATAAAAACAAATATCCTAAAAAAACACACACTGGAAGGCGTAATTACCTTAAACAAAAATACTTTTTACGGTGTCGGCACAAATCCGTGCATTGCAATATTTACAGCACACATTCCGCATTCAGAAAATAAAGTATGTAAATTTATCAACTTTGAAGATGACGGATATGAGGTTGCAAAACATATCGGTTTAGTTGATAATGGAAGTGCAAAAGATAAAAAACAACATTTATTGGATGTTTGGTTTGGCAGGGTCGAATCAGATACCAAGTTTTGTGTAAAAACAACGATTGAAGCTGATGATGAATGGCTGCATTCCTTCTACTATTTTAATGATGAAATTCCTTCCGATGAAGATTTTAGAAATACAATCGCCGACTATATTACCTTTGAAGTAAATATGATTACTCACGGCAGAGGTTATCTATTTTGTTTTGACGATGAAAAAGTAAAAGAACAATATCCAAAATATAAAAATCACTTAAGCCTTAAAGTTGCCAAAGAGGATGGTGATTATAGTGAATAAAAGGTTGTCTTTAAATGATGTGGAGTGGGGAGAGTTTAACTTTACTGAGATTTTTAGTGATATTTTTATTGCAAAATCCTCAGATTCAAACAAACTGCAAAAAGGAAAAGTCCCCTTTATAGGAAGAAGTTCTATAAATAATGGTTACCAAGGGGATTATGATGTAGAAAAAGAAAAAGTAGTAAAAGGAAATTCAATAACAGTTTCAATGGTTGGAGAGCCAAAAGCTTTTTATCAGCACTATGATTTTACCTGTAGCCAAAATATTCTGATATTGCAAAATGATGAAAGTTTAAATAGATATAATGCAACATTTTTATGCTCCATAATTGATCAGTATCTGATAAAAAAGGGATACGGATATGGATATCCAGTAGGACTTAAAAGAGTTATACGAAACTCGTTATTATTACCTTCTGATGAAAATCTAAAACCTAACTGGCAATTTATGGAAGATTACATCAAGCAGGAGCAAAAGATAATAGCTCAAAAAGTTATAGATTATTATGAACAAAAAATGCTTGAGACTGCTTTTGATTTGGTAGGTCTAGAAGATGTTAAGTGGAAGAATTTTAAACTTGGGTCATTATTTACGTTTGAAAGAAAACCGTCTAAAGGATTAAATCACTTGGATACAGACAAAAATAGAGGCATTAGTTATTTAGGAGCAACAAATAAAAATAATGGAGTTTTAGAATTTGTAGATCCAATTTCTAACTTAGTATATAGAGGTAATTGTATTGCCTTCATTCGAAATGGAGAAGGTTCAATGGGATATTCTGTATACAAGAAAGAAAACTTTATGGCAACTCAGGATATCTCAGTAGGATATAATGAGAATTTAAATCAATATAATGGCATGTTTATTACTACCGTTGCTGATAGAGTCAGAGGTAAGTATAATTTTGGGTATAAGAGAAATCAATCTCGTTTAGAAAATGAAATTTTAACACTTCCAGCAGATAAAAACGGCAATCCTCATTGGGAGTATATGAGTAAGTTTATGCAGAAGCTGGAAGTGGAAAAAATAAGCAATTTCCTTCCATATATATATATATATAAGGTTGCTTGTAGCATAGAAAAAACAGTATACAATATCACATCCTCAAAATGGCAGGAATTTTGGATTGAGGATATATGCACCATCAAATCTGGTCAGCGTTTAGTTAAAGCACAACAACAAATGGGCACCATACCATTTATAGGAGCATCTGATTCCGATAACGGAATTACCGCATTCATATCAAACATCAATAGTAGTGTTGATAAAAATGTACTGGGAGTAAATTATAACGGCAGTGTTGTACACAACTTTTATCACCCGTATAAATGTATTTTTTCCGATGACGTAAAACGCCTGCATTTCAAATGCACACCGGCAAAAAATGAAGCAACCTACTTATTCTTAAAGCAAGCTTTATTACAACAGAAAGGGAAATATACCTATGGCTATAAATTCACCGGCGAAAGAATGAAGCGGCAGAAAATCATCCTACCCATTACAGAACAACAAACACCTGATTATAATTTTATGCAAAAATATATACTAATCCAAGAAATAAAAGAAATATACAAAGCTCTACAGTATTTACATACAAGCTACTAGACTCCGCCCCGCTATAAATTATACCACCATTTATTGACGTGTAAATACTGCATTTTCAATATATTCCGAAAAGCTTAATCTTCAGAGTTGATCATATCTTGCAAATGAGGACGGTATAAGGCTGGTAAATGTGCCGGAACAAGGAATTCATTTGCCTTATCTATATATACCTGCTGCATTTCCTTAAAAATGCTGTCTTCCAGTTCTTTGTTACTTTCATTTTCAAAATCACAAAATATAACCATATATTTTAAAGCCATTTCCGCCAGCGTTTCTTCATCTTCGGTTATTGTAAATACTATTGACTGAACAGCAAGAGCTTTATCGTGTTCTTTATCTTTCATTTCAGTCGCAACTTCTTTTGTAATGCTTAAATCTTTTTTAGGTAATCCATAGCTACTAAATCCTGCTTGTATTAAAAAGATATTCAGTATTTTCATTGTATACATCCTTCATTGTTTTGTAAAAATCATTAGGGAGACTTGTCATAGATTTTTTAACAAGCGCAACCGGCTTTTGAAAAATAGATGGTTTTGTTTTTTTTCTCCCGGTGTTTTCCTTAATACTTGATAGAATTTCGTTTATTTTTAAAGTTGGTTCACTCATGTTTATACGTTCTTTTTTAATGTCCTGATACATATACATATAGACAATACCAAGAGCTTTATGTTCTTTTTCCTTTAAATATTCATCAATCAGAGGTACCCCCTCAGTGAGAATCTTAGGAAAGCTATCAGTTTGCACCATAGTTTCTTTATAAAGCTTTTCATACTCTTCAACAGTCATATCACTAAATGTCTGTATCAATTGCTTTAAATATTTTGTTCCTGCATCCATAATCAGCTCCTTTCCTCACAAACAAGCTGCATGTTTTTAATACAACTCTTGTTTATAACACAAATCTGAATTTGCGGTCTTCGTACTATATGCCCAGTATCCTTAGCAGCATTTACGAACGCCCGTATAAAATCAATTGAATTATTTTCCTTTATTCGTATAAATACGTGCCAATCATTAAAATCCTCATCTTTATATTTTGATGCGGAATGCAACGCACGTGCGATTTTTAGTACCTTATCATATAACTTTCGATGTTCTACACAGTTACATAAATCTAAAAAATCATTGCTTTCAATTTCTGCGGAAAGTACTGAAATTTCCTTTTCTTTTTTGACATATAAAGCCCAGTGTCGTGCTTCTTCAATCCCATCACTGTAGCCTTTTAATGTACCAAAAAAATACACTCCATCACCCAACCATTGTTTGATACCAGTTGAAGCATTAAATCCATTTTTTAAAATGCTAGTAGCATTTTTAGTGCTTGTTCCATGATATCCTGTTATTTTCATATTATATGTTTAAACCTACCCCCATCAGATGCTTAACCACTCCAATCCTTACCTTATATTAACACAATAATAACAACCGCACAAGAGTAGTGTAACGCTTTGTTTTACATCTATCTTATAATTAATACGGCATAAAAACGGTTTTTTCAAGTATTTTTATCCTTAACGGATAAAAAGAATCCATTATAGGAAAATTATTTTCTATTCGTTGACAACTGCCGATAAAGTCGTATACTTTTATAATTGACAATAAGCGGTAAATTGCGTATCATATTATCAGTGTCAGTACTCTAACAGCTTTTGGGATATATCGTTTTAAAAGGATTGTCATGTCATTTCAACAAAAAATAAATGAACGAATAGCACAGGAATGTAAAAAGCTCAAGGCTTTTAATGTTGGAGCTTCTCGTGCATATTATTGTGCCTTCTTAAAGGCAAAAGACTATCTTATAGCTAATGGCATATCGAAACAAAAATATAAACAAATGGTGAAAAATAAAAAAGAGCGGGCGTATTCGCATGGGTCTATTCAAAAGGTCTTATACACTGTAAAAAGCACAAAGAATAATAAAATCGATTGGTCTACGTTATTTCTTTGTTGGGATAATCTATACAAACAACGTATAGTTGCTGATTATGATGAACAGTTAATTACGGAAGATAACTTTGATAAAATTCTTAGCGATTTACAGTTTGTATTAGCGATATTTTAAGTAAGGAAGAAGTTTTATGAGTAATAATAAAAAAATTATTTATGATATCAGGGAGCAACTAGCAAAAGAATTCAATATCATGGTTGAGTTGCGCCGTCTTAATAAATATAATGAGTATGAAATAACAATTTTTGATAAAAACCGCTACCATTCAAAGGAATTTGCATCTTTCGTATTCGAACTAAAGAAAAAATTATGGGATAATAATATTTATGGCGTTTATTTCACATTATCAATACCACAAAAATCAATACCTCAGAAACTAATAGTGCAAGAAAATTTAGATACATGTATCCAGCATAAATATAAAACGCATGGATCAGTCTAGCAGCATAAAATCAAGTTTTCAACTTATAGACTATAAAATTGATCAAATAAATTTTTCTCTCACGCCGGAAACTCAATTTCTTGCAGAGGATCACGGAAATAAGCTATTCGATATTGAATTTATGTTTAGAGACCCTCAAAAATTTATAGATAACGAAGAAACATATTACGTAAACGGTATACAGATGCTTCTAAAAGTCTTAGTCAATGAAGAAGTTATGGCAAATGGCACATTCTCGATATCAGGCTTGTTTAAAACAACAGGAGAATTTTCACAAGATATTGAACAAAGACTTGTCAAAGAACAAATACCGGCTATTTTATTCCCGTATTTACGTGCCGCTGTTACTAACATACTCGCATCAGCCGGTTTCGGAAGTGCTATCCTCCCTCTTGTCAATATTCAAAAGATGGCAGGATCATTGAACTTGGAAATAATCGAAAAAAAACATGACAATAAATAAAAAAGGCAGACCTCATCAGCCTGCCCCTTAGTTTTTGCTACTTTTTCGTAAACACTGCATCTTCAGCATACACCGGTGTACCGTCTTCTTTTACATCTGTTACCATCTTCTTAATTGTAATAGTTTGCTTGTCCGCCGAGAGGGTGCCTGTTACAGGGTTGACGGTTTTTAGGGCGGCGGCGAGGCGTTTGGATTGTTGACTACCTTCTTCCATTTGCTTTTTCTTGAATGCGTTTAATAATAGGCTTGATAGGATACAAGAAAAAATTCAAGTGATGACCTTGACAGATTCCGAGCAGCAGTAGTGCTATTCATTGAAATCAAAAACCTCTTTTATCCTGTTGACTATCATGTCCAGTAATTCTTCTTGTGTTTTATTAGAGGTAACGACTGTATCAACATCGTCTATTGTTTTTTTTGATTGACTTGTGAATTTACCTACGAAAAAATCTGAATCGTTTAAATCAATAGCTAATTTATCTGTTAATTGCATTACAAAACATCCGATTTGTTTTGTTTCATAATACATTATACTACTTCTCTTTTGCTTTCGCCGCTAATGCATCAATATCTACATTTATGCGCTTAACCGCTTTGATCGCATCGTCTAAATATGCCGGAGTAAGTTCGCCGGAAGCTTCGATATTTAAAATACCCAAATTTTCAGCTTCCTGTTTGAGTTTAGCAATATCAATCTTTTCCATAAAAACACCTCCTCGCTCTTATGAATTATTATTTCTAATGACAAAACATTAGAAACTGCCTAAAGACACAACAATTTTGCACTGTGTTTAATCATATACTACCACACTAAAAACAACCGTTCAAGGGAAAGATAGTACCTCAAAGGCGATTTCCTTATCGGCAGATTGTGAGGGAAAAGTAAAAACAGGCAGCCCCGAAGGACTGCCTGTTTGAGTTATTGCCGTGTAAATACTTTTTCGCCCTCTTCGCTGGTGCTGCCCCAATCATAATAAACGAAGTTTTTAATCGTTATCGTGTTTTTATCGGCGGATAAAACACCTTCCATTATCGGGTTTTTCAATTGTTCGATTGCAGTGTTGCGAATGTCTTCAAAAACACTTGGGTCTTTTTTTATGTCATCTAATATATCTTGTATGAAATCTTCAATTGCTTTTTTAATTTCTTCTTCAGTCATTCCTCCTCTGCTTCGAAGTTCTTTTTCTGCCTCTATTTTATTTAGCTCTATATAATCGTCCTGTGTAACAGTTGATAGTGCCGTAAGATAGTTTGTAAAATCAAAGATTATTTTTTTATTACCTGGTACTGTATCATCTATTACTTTATACTCAGCGGTAGGATATGATAAAGTAGACACTGAAATAAACGAAAATTGTGCAAGATTAGTATCCGATGCAAAATCCATGTCCAGTCCATCCCCACTAATCTTTCCTCTATTTTCAAACTTGCTGCCTACAAAATCGGGGTCGGCTTTTGCAGCTGCTCCTTTGCCAAGTAAGGTATCGATTTTCTTTTGTTGTTCTTTTTTTCGTTCTTCTTCTTTTTTCAATTGTTCCTCCTCTATTCTCTGCTTCTCTTTTTTTTGTTGCTCTTCCATTTTTTTCTTCCCGTTAGAATCGCAATTCATAATCAGCATACTTAAAAATAAGCCTGCAACCATTACCGATAAAATTTTTCTTTTCATAGATTTCTCCTTGTAAAAAAAGCAGCCCCGAAGGACTGCTCGCGTAAGTTTTACTGCTTCTTTGTAAACACTACATTTTCATACGGATCAACATGATCATAGCTTGGATATATAAGTTTTTTCATGGTAATTTTAGTTTTGTCGGCTGAAATTACCCCTTCGTACTTTTGCGGGTGTTTCAGAAATTCGGTGTATTCTTTGGTATACTCCCTTTGGTTTTCTTGATATAGACTAGGTAAGAAATCTGCGCCATATTTTTGTTCCGCTTCTTTTAGGTGCTCTTCCCATAATGTATCCAGCTGTTCCGGCTTATATCCTTTACCGATCATGTACTTATATATTATTTCTTTGTAGAATATACGCATATCATCTACTGTTGCATGTGCCATCATGGTACTGTGTTTGGTAAAATCAAAGGTTATTGTATTCCCATTAACGGTATACTCGGCAACCGGTGGAGCCGGAAGTATAACTTCTGCAAACCCCTGTGATAAAAATCTGCATAAATTAGTTGTTTTATCAAATTCAATCGTTACTTCGCTTTTTACGTCATCTAAAAATTTTTTCCCCGCAAGGTCGGTGTTTGCCGCAGCAGTTCCGCCTTTACCGAAAAACAAGTCTGTTTTCTTCTTTTGTTCCTCTTTCTTTTGCTGTTGTTGCTGTTCTTTTTCCTTTTCCGCTCGTTCCTTCTCCCTTTTCTTTGAGCCATCAGTATCGCAGCTTATGATCAGCGCCCCAAAAGCCAGTAAACCAATTAAAAATAAAATTTTTCTTTTCATAGATTACTCCTTGTAGAAATATTAGATATAAATAGTTTATCATACTAATAGTTTATTTACAAGCTATAGCGCATAGTTGTTGCCAGGTCTTCCTCCATCTTTAGTTAGTGGATATTCCCATTTGTTTACTATATTTCCCTTCCAATCCAATGTTGCTTGAATATATGGTCCTAATGGAGGATAATACCCTCCACTTGAGCCTGATTTCCATGTTGCTCTATATTGCGCATATCGGTAGGTATCACCACCGTTACCGCCTCGTCCAAGATCCCCAATTCTATTATACTTTTCAATTATATAATTCTTTTTTTTATAAGCAGACAGATAGTCCGGCACTCCCTGGGTGCCGCCTGTGCCTCCTCCGCCACCGATAAGATTTTGATTTATAAATCCTTTACCTTTAAAAGAACAGTTATACCCTGAATATGCATCACCACCTCTTCCTCCGTTTCCACCGCTTGATGAGCCATAGTCTATTGGATTAATCATTGAAGCATTAGCCCCTTTTCCCCCATCACCTCCATCTCCTCCCCTAACAGTAGCTGAACACCCGTCAATAATACAGGAATAAAATCCGCAAGCATGTGTTCCATTACTCCCATCACCTCCGGGATGCCCTGTTCCAAGATTATTAGAAGAATCTTTATTATGACCATAATTAGGACTTCCTGTGCTTCCTTTCCGCCCCCTCACATTCGCCGTGCAATTTATACAAGTGCTTTCAGAAAATCCGATAGCTTTATTATGAAACCATTCGCTACTGTATATATCAACCATACAGTTAATACAGGTGCATTTCTCAATGCCGAGATTACAGTTGTAGTGGGTGTACTCATCGCCTTTCGATAGTAGATTAATATTCATTACTTTCCGATCACTGCCATCTCCTTTCATTCCTGTATGAATATAGCTCCCACTACGTTCAGAATATGCTGATATCTTTGCCGCCGGATATCCTGTTACTTCCATTGTTCCTATTTTTACAAGGTCGATCGTTTGTTTTGATCTAAATTCTCCTTTTAAGTAGACAAAAGTATACATTTCGTTCGGGTTTTCTTGTCCTACCCAGAGGTCGAATTCCTGTTGGTTGGTGATGAGTTTGGTACGCAGTACTTTCATGATAAAATCGGGGCTCCATTCGCGGGTAAGGAAGTTGACGTTTACAATGCTTTCGCCTGAGTTTTTGTCGGTGCTTGCAACCTGCATTCTACCATTACCGTCGCGCATGGCAATGCGGTGGGCGGTTGGGTCGCTGGTTGCGCTGTGGACGTTGGTAGCGTTTATGTGGTTGGTTAAAACTTCGCCGACTCTGTTAATCTTGCTGTTGAGCGTTGTGTTAACCGTATCAATTTTTTTGTTGAGCGTTGTGTTAACCGTATTAGTTTTTTCATCCGCCGCAATAAGTGTTTCGGCAATGACAAGTAAGCCTTTTTTTATATTCTCTTTTGATTCTATTTTTTTATTATGCGGCAAGGAGATATCACTGTTTCCGCTTCCGTCATCAGGTCCGACCGGTATCAAATCTCCCCGCAATGTTTCGGCAATGGCACGTAAGCCTTTTTTGACATCATCGTAGGATTTTATTTCCTTGTTATACGGCAGCGGAATATCCGCATTGCCGACAAGGTCAATCGGGATTTTTTCGGCGCGCAATGCGTTTGGATCTTCCGGGCGTAGGTTGATATGGTCAAGCCGTATTACTCGTTCTTTTATGTCGCCGTCAGACTTGTGCATTTTGTAGAGCTGCTCATTGATTTCGGCAATGCTGCCAAGCCGGTAGGTGCGGGTGTGTTCCGCCGTCCAGCGGTAGTTATAATGCTCCGCCCGCCATGCTTTGTTGTCAAGGTTTATGCCTGCAATCCGTTTTTCTTCGGTTTTCTGGTTTTGTGCATTCTGGTTTGGTTTTGCCACCTTTGCATGTTGTACCCAAACCGAATCCGCCGCCTTTGCTTTTTCTATGACTTCTTCTTGCACTCTCCAGTCAAAATAGCAGCGGGCGGTTACAAAGCGCACATCGTCTTTTGTTATGGGCTGCATTTCATAAATCCAATTTGTTTCGTTCCGTTTAAAACATACCAGCACTTCGGCAATTTTTACCCGTTCGCTCCAAATGCTGCGCTCGTCGGGTATATTCGCGCTGGCATCAGCTGCGCGGGGTACCAGTGCACCAAAATCAACAAATAAGCGTACCGCTTGGCTTTGCCGCTTGTTAAAGGTACTTACCTGCATAGTATCGTTTTCGCCGACACGGTAACTTCCCCGCCATTCCGTTTGAAACTCATCCCATATCGGATCGCTCTTTTTTATATTCGCCGTTGTGCCGCTTGTCTCTTCTCCCGTATTGGCATTGCCGATATACACACTTTCAATTCGGTACAAATAATCTTCTTGATGCGTGAGAATAAAACTGCCTGAGCCGCTGCCTATTTCTATCTCGATGGGCTTATTATCTTTATCAAGTCCATCACTGATTAAAAGCCCGATTTTATTATTAAATGCCAAGATCGGCAAAAGGCGCAGCTGTTTATTGCCCGCATCAACTAAGCCACCGCCGATAATAAAATCTTTTTCTTTTTTCCCGACATACTTAAGCTCGTTACTATTATTAAATCCCGCCTCATCGACAAGCGGCGTGTGTGTTGCCCCGATAGCATTAAGCAGCACGCTGAAATTGTCGAGAATACTCCTAAATCCGAATTCCATATCGCTTGCTTTTGCAATCTCATACGGATTAACCTTTACCGTTGTTGGTACCTTTCTGCCTTTGAACGCCATAACAACCTCCCGTTTGTTTTGTTCTTTGTATTTTTCGTATACTGTTTTGTACTGAATTCCTTACAAAACTGTAAAATTAAAGCCTTAAAACTCGTTGGCGAACCATAGGTAAAAATTCTAAGGGCTCGCCCGTGCTCAATTCTAAACGATGTTTAAAAGCATCAACACTGTTTTATAAAATTGAAGCTTTTAAACTCGTAGGCGAACCATAGGTAAAAATTCTAAGGGTTCGCCCGTGCGCCGTGTCGCTCTCTTTTTTATAATTTTTTTTTACGATTTGTTTTGCATCTTTTAACTTCCCCTCCGTGAGGAAATAATCGTAAATACTTTAACACCAACCGGTAGTAAGGAGTCAAGCAGTGCCGACACGTATAATAAATCAAGCCAGCGGATGTCCTCCGTCCAGTAGCCCCAGTGTTTGTCGTTAAAATCAATTTTAAGCCGCAGCCGTTCTCTTTTGCTTTCCGAGTCATCTGCAAACGGAAACCAAAATTTGTATTTGTCCAGTAAATCAAAGACAATAAACTCATTGTCCTTAAAGTTTTTTTCATCGTCTTTATCTTTCGGGTCCGCTACGTGCGGCGCAAAAAAGATTGAAAATAAATCCCGCATGCCGCCGTGCCCAATCAGTATTGAAAGTGATGGATACGGTACTTCCGGAAATAAGTTGATAAAATCAATGTCAACGTTTTTTTCGCACGTAAAGATACAATCGTATTCCCCGTCTTGCTCAAAATACAGGTGTTCCTGTATGTTTTCCCAATGCATGCCGCAACGGTAGGTTTTCGTAAAAATTGCCGCACCGTCTTTCCGCACAATTTTTAGATTGAGTTTTCCCTGCCATACGCCTTTGCTGTTTCGCATTGCTCCTCGAATAAAAAAATGCAGTGAGTAAATGCCTTTCGCTATGCGTACCGCCTGAGCGGTTTGTAATACGGTGTTGTTTATCATGCGAATGCCGTTCACGTTTACCAAGCTTGCCTGATCATTTAAATGCGGGCTTTTTTCTACCGGCAATCCGTCAACCTGCCACCCGTCAGAAATAAATTGATTTTTTAAAAGGTTTTTTTCTTGTTCGTTGGTAAACTCCATCACAAAGCAATCATCATTGTTAAAGTAATACCGCAGCGCATGCTCCGCATTCCATTTGGTGCCCCATACCGTATCAAGCGGCGCATCGTCATCAACCCGTATCATCATCGCTTTGTATTTATGTTTTGTTGATGAGTATGGTTCTTGCCGGCTTTTTTTAAGCCCTGAAAAAAAATTCAGCCCTTTTAATAAATGCGTTCCCTGATGGTTAAAGATTTCAGGTTGCCGATAATAATCGATAAAATCAAATAACTGACAAAGCGCATTTTCAATTGCCCCTTGCTCTTCCGCGTGCTCTTTTCCACTTGCCATAATCTTTTCATACACTTCGCCTCCGGTGTTGATGGCGCTTGCGGTATACTCTTTTAATCGTTTCCCTATCGGGTTTTTTTTCATTTCATAGCCTCCTTTGTTTACTACCTTGTGTTTTTTTTAATTCCTGCACAATTTTATTAAAAGACTTTAAAAGCAAGTCATACATATTATTACGGCGATCTATTTCTTCCTGTATTGCGGCTATATCCCACTTCAAAAGCATAAGCTGAATGCTTACCATGTTACACCTCGATACAAAATCCTTCGGCAAGGCTGCATTTTGCGCCCTTGCTTTTTTTTTCGAATGTGGTATACTTATAGTGCAGGACTTGAGAGCTTTCTCTTGCTTCCTGGTTGGGTTGACCACCGACTCATCGCTTAGATGATGCTGCTCAGCCATTCGGTCGGGTTGGCTGTCTATATAGATAAGCTGACCGACCGTTTCTATTTTGTTTAAAACGTTACTTACATCCTTTTCATGTGTTGATATTGAAATATGCTGTCCGTCAATATCAATTACAACCGACTGCACTATTTTATTTTTTTTGTCCTTTATAAACGATTTTACATATAGGTTTGATTTTCTCCCGTCCCGCTCTTCTCGAATAATCGCTACAGGATTTTTTAACGTTGTGGCAACCGCACCCAATAAATAATTACGCCCAAGTGCTTGCAGTTTTTCAAATTGATGTTCTCCAAGTTTTACTGATCCTAAAGGCGTATCAATTCTATTTCTCGGAAACAGTTTATTATAATTTTCTCGGGTAAACGGAATATCCGGCATTGGAACCGCTTTATCCGTAAATACCGCTCGTAAACGCTGCCGTGTTTTATGCACTTCCTTGCTTACGGGTCCCTTATCCGTAAACCGTCCCGCCTCGTCTCGCGGGTGTTCCGCCTCATTAAAAGTCTTCTGCATACGCTCTAATATTTCAGTAAAGCACTGCTGCTCTGATAATCTTTTGAGAGTATGTATAATCTGTTTTGAAACATCAGCGTCTATTACTATTCTCATACCGCTGCCTTATATTTCTGTACTCCAGTCATTTTTATAGAACTTCCAACCCTTCGCTTTTGCAGCTTTAAAGGCGGCTGCAAGTTCGGGAGGCTGCGTAAAATCCTTGTAGTTGCTATCGCCGTCTTTATATAACAATACCCCTCCATCTTTCTCTTTGCGTTCAGGCAAATCTTCAAAAAGTTTTTTGAAAACTTCGGCACTTAGTTTATTGTTGTTGCAGTCCAGTCGTTGCAGGCTTGTACAGCTGCTTACGTTTAATGTGGTTAGCTGATTGTTGTCGCAGTACAACTCTTGCAGGCTTGTACAACCGTTTACGTTTAACTCGGTTAGTTTATTGTTGTCGCAGTACAGTCGTTGCAGGCTTGTACAACCGCTTACGTCTAACTTGGTTAGCTGATTGTATTGGCAGTCCAGCAGTCGCAGGCTTGTACAACCGTTTACGTCTAACTCGGTTAGCTGATTGTCGGAGCAGTACAGCCGTTGCAGGCTTGTACAACCGCTTGCGTTTAATGTGGTCAGTTTATTGTTGAAGCAGACCAGCTGTCGCAAACTTGTACACCCGCTTGCGTTTAATGCGGTTAGCTGATTGTTGTCGCAGTCCAGCTCTTGTATGTCATACCCCTTAATGGTTATCTCTTCTGCGTTATTCGGGATACTAACTGTTTGATACGTGCCGCTTTGCAGCTCTGCAATTTTCTTACCACCGTTCCATACTTCACACGAGCTGCCGTCTTTTGTTGTAACACGCAGATTAATACTATCCGCAGACGTTTTCATTCTTATAATGTTTTCTCTCGTTTTTTCGAATACAACCACGCCGTTACAGAGAGCCTTTTCTATCTCTACACCATTATATGTTAGTTCTGTTATTTCCGTTCCGTTTATCGTTATCATTATTCACCTTCCTCCCTGTACCTCTTATTTTCCTGTTTTAATAACAGGCGTAATAAACTCATGTTCAACATGCGGCAAGGCTTTAATGTATACATTGCTGCCTGCAATGCTGCCTTCCAGTTTTGGGCGCAATGGCCACCCGATACTATCTTTGCCTAAGTGGCTTAAATGCTTTTTCCAGTACTGCTCGTAAAACTCGGCGTATACATCAGGGCTAAAAGGTCCCCCATCGCACAACAAAAATTCATGGTGGTAATCCGTTCCGATAAAGCTGACAACCTCGCCTAAGCGGCTATAGTCTGCTGTTTCTACATAAGGCAAAAAAGGCTTTTTTTCATTGTCTTCACCTAAAAAAGCTAAATGTTCTTTCCAGTATTCGTAAAAGCGCGGATATTCGGCGGGCTCAAAACTTTTACCGTCAAGTTTTAAAAATGTTTTGTGCTCCTCATCATCATATATACCGAGTGTTGAACCTTCCGGAACCGATAAGCTGATAGCTTCTTCTGCCAACTCTTTAATTTGTTTATCGCCTTCAATGCGCGCTGTAGCTTCTATTTCATCTGCTTCTTTACGCTCCTTCGCTTCCTGTGCGATTGCCTTTTCTGCAAACGTCTTAATTTCTGCATCCGCCTCTTTGCGCTCTTTTGCTTCCTTCTCATCAGCTTCTTTGCGCTCTTGTGCTTCCTGTGCAATTGCTTCTTCTGTAAACGTCTTAATTTCTGCATCCGCCTCTTTGCGCTCTTTTGTTTCCTTCTCATCAGCTTCTTTGCGCTCTTGTGCTTCCTGTGCAATTGCTTCTTCTGCAAATGTCTTAATTGCCGCATCCGCTTCTTTACGCTCCTTTGCTTCCTTATCAATTGCGGCAATGCGTTCCTGTATTTCTTTTTGCAAAGCCTCAAAAAAAACTTTATTTAAATCAGCAATCCCCAAATCGGTATATCCTTGCGCATATCGATACACGGCGGCATCATTTGCGATAAATGTTTTCCACACATACGCAAAGGCATTAAAAACAACATCAAAAACTTCTTTTATTTTTGCAGACTCGAAAATAGTAAACTCTAGGCGCTCGGTACCGACAAATGGAATAGTATACTCAAATGCTCCTGTTGCGGGATTTATGCTGCCCGCTTTTACTGCAATCTTTTTTCCAATCACAATATCATCACCGGTTAACATGTCGCCGCCTGAAAGCGCAAGGTTTGATTTTCCGACAACACCATCTTTTAGTGTTCCGTCCGGTTTATGGATTTTAAAAAAGCGCATTGCCGCTTTGCTCATCGGTGCAAGTGAGAAGGTTCTCATTGTTTCATTTGTCCAGCCTGCATTTTCTTCATTCTCAGCTAAGGCACTTACCGCAAAAATATCTTCTTTGCCGAACTTTGTCTGAGATGCTTTTACCGATATTTCACCTAGTTTTACACATTCTTCATCGCAGTACTTTGCAGTCCCTGAATTGTTTTCTCCGCTTATAACGGCAAGTGCAACCTTAAACGCTTGCCGCTTATTAAGCGGTTCTACCTTTGCAAACCCTGAGTTTTCTTGCCCTGTCTGTCCCGCATTTCCTCTTGCAACAAACCAACGGGCTCTGTTTTCTTTTTTAAAATCAACCCAACCTTTTTCGGTAATAAAAAGTACGTCTCTTCTATTTTTCGTTGCGTGGGCGGCTTTAAGTTCTACAATCGTTTCCGTGCCCTTACACAAAAGCCGTTGTGTTTTTTTGTTAAACGCAATAAAGGGGGAAACCCGTACGCTTAAGCTATCTTTTATCGGTGTAACCTGTCCGCCTATGATAAAATCATGTTCTGCCTGTACCGCTAAGCGTACAAGAAAGCTTGCATTATCGACAATCGATTGGAACCCTACGTCCATATCGCTTGCTTTTACAATTTCAAACGGATTTGTTTTAACAGTTGAAAAAAAATCTTGTATTGTCATTTACTACCCCTGTTGTTTTATTGTGATAAGCACATCTTCTTCTTTTACAACCAAGAGTTTATGCGACTCAGTTGCGGAAGGGTTTGCGCTGCCTTGCGGAAGGTTCATATCTTTAATGATTACATCGGTAACCCAATCAAACTGTCTGACGGCAAGAATTAAATCAGTGATAATAAGAGATTGACCTACTTCAAAGCCTTGAAAAAATTCTATAACCTTTTTTCGTACTCGTTCCTTTGCCTCTTCTTTATCAGGAAGAACAGAAAATATTTCAAGATTTAATTTATTGCCTTCCCCTTGAAACCGTCTGTCTGCAACAATGGGAGCGACAGCAAGATGAACACCCGCAGGTGTGTATCCGGGATTGTTATACGTGCCGTCTCCGCGTAATGTTTTGCGCACCTCATCAAGTAATGCCCCTGAACACTCTCCTTCTTTGTCGCAAACATACACCGCACAATTTACATTATGCTCTGTTATGGGGTTTCCGTCAAAATCTCGGGTGGGAATATCTTTTGGCGGCGCACATAATACCACGTTCACGTGATATGCTTTTGTGCTAAGAGCCGCTTCTTTTACCCCGTAAAAGTTTGTCCGTTGTAAGCCTCGTAAATAATTTACAAATCGCTTTCGCAGCTCCGGATCGGTTTCGGCGGAAGTACCGTTTTCAAACGGCCGTATATTTTTTACTCCCGCAATACTTGAATGTAAGCCGCTTAAAATAGTGTCAACGCTTTCAGATGGCACATTTCCTTTTTCTCCTATTTCTTTTGCTTCAGCAAAAATAGGATTTGACTGTTCCGTCCCCTTATCTATCATTCCCGATTCTGTGGTAACAAAAACAGTATCACCGCAGGCAATTTCGGTTCCTACCGCTATATAAAGATGACTGGCTGCAGGTTTTCCTTTTTCGGTAAAAAAAACAACCTTCCCCTTTGCCTTAGTTCCTAAAAGCCTTTTTACGCCAAAAGCCCCTTCCACTAAATCTTGTAAGTATTTTGCATACCCTATTTGGCAATGCAAATACGCTTCAGCAATTAGCCGTGCAGTTGCCTCTAATAAAGAGCAAAGCACACTGCCTGAGTTAGCGTCCGTTGCGGTAAGTATTTTACCGAATACCTTTAGCTGCATTTCGGTGTAAATCTCATCAAAGGTTTTTATTTTATAATCAAAATCCATTCTTTTTTATCTCCTGTTCATCTTCCGTTATATAAGCTCGCTTAAAGAGCGCCGCTGTCCGCCAATATCGGTGTATTCTATATCAATTCGCAAAGCGTCCCCATCTCCTTTAAAAGAAACGCTCAACAATTCTTTAATACGCGATTCTTGTTTGAGTGTTTGAATTATGCTTGATAAAATATAAGCCGAGCCTGCACTTTCACTGTCGGGAATTGTTGTTTTAATTCCATAAAGCTGCAGCATCACTCGTTTATTAATATTTTCACGCAAGCGCATAAGTACCGCTTGCGATATGTTTCTTCTGCCGGTAACAAATTTAAAATCTGTTTGCAGATCGTTGAGTAAAATATTCCCGTTTTCGTCTAACGCAATATCGACCCCGTAATTATCGCGCTGTCCGCTTAAACCGATTATCCTATTTTGATAATTAGAAGCGCTTCGCTCCAGCACTGGGATTAGCACATTCTTTTGTCCGCGTGCGCTTAAATCATCAATACTGCCAGCGCTGTTTGCAGAAGCAATAATATACGCTTTGCTACTGTCTCCGTAATGATTTTGGGCGATGCTTTCAAAACTCATGCCATCGGTAATTAAACCTATTTGCATTCCATACGTGGTTATTGCAGCGCCACGTGCAACCGGTAATGTGTATTCTTTCGGTCGTTCCATTTGAGCAGAGACAGATAAGGCACATAGTTCATTGTAAATGCCGCTACACTGCAGCTGACTTAAGGCGTCAAGTTCTTCTATAGTAACTTCCCAATCTTCAAAAACGCCAGCAGGAATATAAAATTCTTTTTTACTCATTGCATGTATGTTGTTTGCCAATACGTTTATGTTGGTCATAAAATCAATAAGCATTGCCGCAACAAAATCACCCGTTTCAAAAATAAGTGCAGGTATTCCTTCCGCCCCGACTGTTTCTCGGTATAAGGCAATAGCTGAATGGCCAAGTTGAAAAGTGTCGTCAAGCAGTATCCTAAAGGCGTTAATAGTACCGCTTATCGCATACAGGGCAACTTCTTTACAGGCGGCGGCAAAACGCCTCGCCTCGTTGATTTTTTCTAAGACGGATTTAAAAAAACTCAAACTTTTTTCTAACTTTTGTAAATACTGTTCAATTGCATCAAAGGCCTTATTAAAATCAACTCCGAAGATTGTATTATAAAACACAAAGGTATCTTTGGCCGGAATGGCGGTAAACTCAATTGAATACGTATATACATTAGGCTTTTCTTTTGTTCGCTTTATTTTAAATTCGCCCGGATACACTTGCCAGCAAAAACTGTCAATCGTTTTTTTTCGTCTGCTCCTATTTGTATGTTTTGATAAATCATATAAAAGGATTTTTTTTCCAAGCGTGTTTATATTACCTTTGTATTTTTCAAGCAATGTTTTGAGCCTAAATATTTCTTCTTCGCCGGTAACATACTCACTCGCTCCGGTTGTATGGTACATTCGCCTAAGCTCATTATTTACCGTACTTCCTGAAAGCGTTATTTTAAGCGCATCATGACCATAGTCATCAATGACAAGTCCGCCAAAAGTTTTAGTTTCGGTTTTCCGTTGCGTTAAAACAAACTCTTCACTTTCAGGCGGTACCCCGAAGGCAAAAGACTCGGACGGGGAAGTATTATTATCAACATAAAATTCAATGAGGTATACATTCTGCCATAATCCCTCTCGTAAATATCCTTGTCTCACTGCTTAATCTCCGTGCACTACCTTGTCATTTTTTATATTTGAAAAATCTTCTTTTACCATAGTGCCTATTACGGTTTTCATTGCGGTAGCTAAAGCACCACCTCCATCATTAGGAAGAACAACCCACCCGTTAAAAGTATTTACCATTTTATCAATACGATCGCTCATCTTATCAAGCTGCGTTTTTAGTTCATCGGCTTTTACTATACCGCTTAAGTTTTCGCCGTTAAGACTTATTTTTTTATCCGTTGCCGCCTTCACGGCAATATTGCCGTCTTTGTCAATTGTAATGTTTGCACCGAAAGCGTTTACACTCACTTCCTTTTTATTGTTATCATCAGTAATTGCGATCTTTACCTTTTCATTCGAAGAGGTAAGCTCAAGCTGTCCCGTTTTATAATTGTATTTTTCAATCCATTTTCCCGGTCGCACCCGAAGCCGCTCAACATTTTTTTCAGCTCGTTGTTCCTTTGTGCTCATAAATTTTTTTTGGTGTTCTTTTTCAAACATCGAAAGGCTTGAGCATAAAACAAAAGCGCCTTCAAAGGTGCCTGTAGGCATCAGCACAAAAACCCGTGCATTTTCAGGCGGCAAGTTCCTGCTTCCCGACATATAGTCCCCGTCTTTAAATTCACAAATCCATTCATCCAAGCTGGCAACCGGCACATCTTCCAATAACACACCGCCGGTAAGTCGAACATTCACCGCATTTCTTGTAGAGTCAACATCGGTTACTGTTCCCCACATGCCTATTCTCGGCACTGTATTTTGTAGCGGCACTTGCCCGGTAACCTGTCCGCTTCGCTCTCGTATTACAATTCTCATAGCTTTTTACCTCGCCCAACTTATATCTACTAAACTATTCGTTTCTTCCCCGTCAAATTTAAGTTCGATATTGCTTGTTCCCATTTCAGGCATTACTTTTACAAACTCTCCTCCCTTGTTATACTTTCCGCCTCGTATTACTTGTAGGCTGATTGTGGGAGTCCCTCCGTAGGACCATGAATGGTCGCAACTTCTAACATAAAACTCCCCGCCTAAAAAGCTTACTCGCTCTCCGCAGCGTATTTGTTTTTCAGAAAAATCGTTGATAATGCGAATGCTTCCTGTGTACATTTCGTCAAGTCGCCCGAACCAAGAGCGAAGGCGCAAAGAAAGTTTGTGCATTGCATTGGTAATTGTTTCCGTTTTTTCCGTTTGTTTTTTATAGCCTCTGAAAGCAACCTGTAACATTTTCATGCCGTATGTTTTAAGTTTTTTTTCATCAACTTGTAAAATCTTTTTTTCTATTTTGTCGCCGTCAGTTTGCTCAATTACAATGTACTGATCAGCCGAAAGAGAAGAACCCTCGATATAGGCAAAAAAAGTTGTGTACACTTCATCAATACTTAAACGCAATGAATAATCGACGAGGTGCGGTGATTTTATTTTTCTTATTGGTAGTTTGCCCCAACGGTTATGCACTATTCCGTTTTCCCTAAAACTAAATGGAAGTTCACGAACAACTATTTTTGTTTTTCCTTTTTCATTCACCCGAGAAAACATTTCATACACAGGAGGCGCTAAAATCGTTTGCCATATTTGTTGTACCGTATTTATTCCTTGATTAAAAAAGGTATTAGCAATCGGCACAGGAATACTTTCTGCTTCTCCTACTTCAAAAAAATCATTCCCCATAAAGTTTTTAATTATGTCATAGACTATTTTATTTGATTCTCCCGCCTTTCCTTTTACCGGAGCTTTATCTGCGGTAGGTTTTAAATATCTAACACCTACATAGCCTAAATATGTATCCCATGTAAGCTCTAAAAACTTTTTTATTTTTAAAGGTTCCTTAGTTTGCAGTTCATTTATGCGTAACACCATATCCTTGTTTATCGTTTCCGCACTCATTATTTGTGTTAATGATAAAAACTTAATATCAAGAATGAGCTGAAAGTTTGCAATTAACCCCGTAATACTCATCCCGGAAAAATTGATTTGTCGTTGCACGCCACCTTGACTCATTGTGCAACTTAAATCTTTATTTGCAATTACACCAATAAACACAGGAGTATTTGCCCCCTCGTAAATCTTTACAATTTGAAGCGGCTGTATTTCATTAAAAAGATTATTGTCTCCGCCTGCAATGCTAAACTGAAAACGCCCCTTTAAATCCATTGTGCTTTCGGTAAACGAATAGCTTAAAAGTTGCGTATACTCATGGGTTTGTGCCGATAATGTAAAAGCAGGCACTGTTGGCGCATTATAATCAAAGATTTCTATTTTTGGCTGCGGGCTTTTGTGAATGGTGATCATCATCGACTTTCAACCTTTATTTCCCCGTTCAATAATAACTCAAGTTGCGCGTTTATCTTTTTTAACTCTTCCGTATTTTCCTTAATTTTTTCTTGGTCGGGGAAAAAGGTATTATACAGAGTCTGGAGTTCAAATGCTAAATCTTGTTTTCTTTGTTGTAATTCTTTTATTAGTGAAACATTATTTACACTTCCTTCGCCCATGCCCGGTAGCTTACCCGTATTAAACTCTTCTTGGCGAGTGCCGGATAAAAATACCGAGAGAAATTTTGTCAGTTCCGCCGGACCTTTTCCCAATTCAGCTGTCCAAGTCCTCCACAATTCGGCAGAACCGGTAGATGCTCCGACACGTGAGGTATATTCAGGGCGTATACTTGCATTTGTTATTGATTCATATGCGTCTTTATTTATTTCCCCGTTGTTCATCAACTCATAAAACTGCGCCGCCTGTATATAGTCAAAGCCGGTATCTTTTCTAATCATTTCGATCATCCCTGCTTTATTACCTTTTCCCGACATTTGTTCAAAAAGACCCATTTTTTTCTTGTATATTTCCGGTAAAAATCCAAGTTCCGCAATTTGCATATTATCAAGATATCCGCCTTGCGATTCTAATCCGTGCTCTTTTAATATGCGTGCCTTTTCTGCATCCGATAAACTTGCAATAGCTCGGTACGTTAAGATATCCGAAACCGAAGAAAGAGATGTTGCACTGCGCCCGCTTTCATTTAATTGCTGATATCGACTTGCGCCTTGTTCTCCCATCCATAACGGATTATTGCCGCTTGCATTTTTTAAAAAAGTCATTGTGCTGCCTATTTCAGCAATCGACTTTGTAAACCCTTTTGATATACCATCAGTAAAAATATTTTGTAATAAACCAAGTGTTTCACTGTACTGGCCTTCCTTCATTCCCATAAAAGAGCTCGCTCGATATGCTTGCGCTAAACTGTCCGCGTCCTTATTTCCGTAACGGGAAAAAGTACCTTTAAAATCTGCTGCCTCCTCTTTTTGGATTCCCATCATTCTTGACCAGCCGAAAACATTACGGGCAACATCATAACTGCCCGAAGAAAGTCCGTATTGCGTAAGGTGTTTAACCATACTCAACCCGTCTTCCATTGAGTAGCTGAAACTGTTTGCGGCAGCACTTGCTTTTGTAAACGCATCTTCTATATTTTTTGTGTTCACCTTATAACGGCTTTCCAATGTTTCAATCATGGTTTTACCGTCTTTACTTATCTCAAAATCATTTTTTCGTTCGGGATAATCTTTTGCAAATTGCCGCCACTCTCCACGTCCTTCCTTAGTACTTAAATCAAAGCGAGTGCGCATGGTGTTATTAAGGCTTGCATTTAATGCTTCTGCCGCATCATCATGCGATGTATAAAGGTCTGAAAGTTTTTTTACCCCCCAACCGGCGCCAACTGCCGCAAGAAGTCCTGCTCCTGCAATTGCTCCGCCTGTTCCTAATTTACCAAGTAAACCGGCTCCTTTCCCTAAAAGTGTTAATCCACCGCCCGCAGCATCGCCCGCACCAATTTGTCCGATAACCGATTGTGCAGTATTAGAAATGCCCCCTACTGTATTATTAAACCCTGCAATTCCTCCGCCTCCGGCTTGATTCCCGTTTGCCATGCCGTTATACATTTGCTGCATTTGTTGAGCCGATTTTGCATACTGTGCTGCTAAATCAAAATTGCCGACTTCTTGTGCTTCTTTCATCTTGCCAAGCATTTTATCAAAAGCATCGGATATCGTTTGTGCAGATGATGAGAAACTACCGGTTTCTAAATTAAGCTTAATCGCAACTTCTTTCATTCCCATACGCGTCTATTCCTCTATTGCTACCCTAAATCGGTTGCAAGAGCGTTTTGGATTGCATCGGCTATTTCTTTTTCATGCAAAGCCTTTAAACCTTCCGTTACATTGCGGGCGGGAATGCCCTTATTTATCCAGCTGTTCTTCGGAGACTTAGCGGAAATAATTCTAAACGTCCAGTAGGTTGATTTACCTGTCGGAGTGTCAGACATTCTTACCATACCGTCTGCATTGCCTAAGTCATTTTCGTTTAATCTATCTGCCCACGTATATTCATGCCGCTCAATAGCTTCTCCTGCCCAGTTTTCCTCAAAATGCGTTTCTTCCATTACAACACTTTTTTTCATGCGCTCTGCAATTGCATAAATGTCTTCTGTCATTGTGTTTTGAAACGTTACGGTTCCCGGCGTTCCCCAACTAAAGGGCACAATCAAATACGGAATGAGTTCTATCATTTTTGTTTTAGGATTTTTTTGTTTACTTACCCTGCTTTTTTTCCCGTATGGATGCGTTGTTTTCATATCATAGCCATCGGTGCCGTATTCAAGTAAGGGGGCTGCCTTAGATTCATTCGATATTGTGTATTCAAGCGGTGCGCTTTTTTTTACCTTTACACCGCCTGAATAATTGCTTGAAGGCTTTTTCATTGGCGGCACTCCCGGAATATCTTTTTGCCCCTGACCGTAGGCTCTCCAAGAGTCCGCTACCATTTTTGCACAACCTTGAAACGTTGCATCGGTTGCAGGAAGAATATCGGATCGTCCTATTTTTTTTACCGCAGCCGCAAGTTCTTGTAATGCGGGATTATCCGCTGTTATTTTAATCTTAACCATTCGTGTGTACCCTCCGAGCATTTTGATAACTTGCAAATAGTTTGAGCACCACTTTGCGCGGTATGCGCTGATCCTCACTTGTTCGCAAGGAAGGAATATTTTGACAAACCCGATATGTCGGATTATACCGATACGTTATTGACATGCTCTCATTCGCTTCAGGCTTTGCAGCTCCAAGCCAATGAATACGGTTTGTCCCAATCAAAATAAAATCTTCTCCTTCTTTAAAAACACTTGTTTTAGTTTCAATTAAATCAATTGAGTCAACAAAAAATTCAGGGATGATATCATCTGCAGTTTCTCTCCCTCGTTTTACAATAACCTTGTTAGTCATTGTTCCTGAAATAATTGTAATAATATCTCCTTCGGAAACATCAAACTTATACGGGAAGGTGCAAACCGCATCCCCGTTGTGTTTTTGAATTAAGGCTAGATTTTCTTTGTGTAAGTTTTGCGATAAGACAATAAACTTTACAGGTTTTATGTATTCAATATTTTTTGCAATCAAATACGGATAATCTTCTTCGCTAAGAACTTCAATGCAATCTTTATAATAGTTTAGAATTTCAACATCGGCACCATCTTCGCTTTTTAAGTTTTCTATTTTTAGAATGTCGCAACAGGGACTGTAATATACTCCCTCGATAGTCGATTTTGGCATGCGTAAATCAGGGACACGATAAAAGCCTTTACATATACGCTCTGCCTTTGTTTCTTTTAAAATGCAAACTAATTCTTGCTCAAAAATTATATCTACCGTCTCTCCTTGCGTAAGCGTATGCTCCTTGTCTTGAAGCTGAATAAAACGATCTTCTTTTTTAAACTCGAACAAAACGCCTGCATAGTTGTAAATACTTTTTATAACACAATCCGCTATGTCTTCCGGTAATTCGATAAGCCCGTCAAAAACAGAAAGCCTCACGTTATCCGTATACTTTTTTTGATACGAATACAGCTCGCCAGAGCCCCCGCATTTTTTACAATGAATATCCGGTTGGTTTCCCGTAGAAACACAGGGGCATTTTTTAGCAACTCTCCAGCGTACATACTGCCCGTGCCTTTCAATCATCGCCTCATAACTTTCTTTCCCAAGTGCAAGAGTAACAGGTGAATTTTTGCCTAAACCGTACGCCATATCAATTTCCTTCTGTTTATAAGGTGATTTCCAGTGTCGTACCGCTTAACGCAAACGCAGCCTTCTTTATAAAGGCTTCGTCAGCCTCTGTCTTTGTATACCTATTTGTTAAGGCTGCGTTTATTGCCGCCATTCCATCTTCATTTGCTTTTAAAGCGTCCGCCAATTCTTTGAGTGTATCGAGCTCTTCAGGCGCATTGTCGACAAGCTCCGCAAGATGCGCCTTTATTTCCTCTTTTACAAACTTCATGTTTGCAGCTTCATTATCGCCTTGAGGATTGGGCACCGCAATTGAGCCGTTCTTATTCCGAATTACATTATGGTAGTGTTCCGTTTTTTCAACGTGCGCATCTAAAGCTTTTTGTGCCATCTCTTTTTGGTTTTGTGAAAACTCAAAACTGATAGTCTCAATTTTTATATTGCTCCACTCAACTTCGCCCTTATACTCGCCCTCATTATTTCCTACGACAAAATTTAAAGATATTTCTTCATCGGGAGCATCAGGCTCATATAAAAACTCAAGGCTTATGCTCCCGTTTGCCATAGCTTGTATCTTATCAGATTCAGATAATACGCCGCGTTTATTGCTCATGCAAACAATTTGCGCATAATCGGGTATAACATAAGTCGTTGCTCTAAAATCAGAGGAGATACCATACCTCGTTCCGGTTTTAAAAACATCAAGCCCATTTGCAACAAGAATAAAACCGTCTTCATCTTTTACCGTTTGCACAAATCCTTGTAAACTTACAGGAGTACTGTCGGTAAGAACCTTTTCTTTTTGTCCTGTTATAAAATCATCTACACTTACTGCCGCTTGTACAGCTTTTAATGATTTTTCTACAGCAAGAAATAACGCATTATGCATACCGCCGTTATCTTTAAGCTCTTTTTTTAAATCATTATAAGCTTTTGTTAAATCTTCAAGCGCCTTGCCAAGCGCGGGCATTGTCATTGCCACTATATTCCTCCTATTCTTTTAACAAATCCATTTCAGAATACCCAAGATTTTTCATTACGGCTTTTTTAGGAGCCGCAACTTTTTGCTCTTCCATTTTTTCCATTTGCCTAAGCATTCTAAATTCATCTCTATCATACTCAAGCGAAAACTCATACAGTATTTTTAACGTCCATTCATCAGTCGGCACTTCCTTCAAGCCCGTCAAAAATACCATTGTCCACAATAGGAGCAGCACTTTCTCCGGTAGATACTCCTGTAAGCTCTTCTGTCCCCGCCTTAAGGCGTTCTTGCACCTGATCACGAAACTCACATGCCTTTTGGTAGAGTTCGATTAAAAACTCATCGCAAGGCACCTCCTCAAATCTAAAACCGTTTTGCTTTTTCTTTACCGCCTCAAGCCATTCAGGTCCTTTAACGATAACCACGTTCAACGTTGAACAAACAAGATTCCTGGTTTCCGTATCAATATCAAAACTTGTGGCAGGAATACCGCATCTGTTTATACCCATAAGACGCCCAATTTGCAGGCGGTCTTTTTCTTTCGGAAACTTTACCGTAAAACTTCCGCGCGAAGTTTCTATTTCGCCTGTTGCATCCTGCCCAAGCAAAAGCTGTATAAATAAATCTTCGCGCTTTGAATCGCTTAAAGATTTATTTTCAATATCCGTGCCCGTTACAGACACCGCATTTTCAACTACTTTTATTTCCATTTCTTTTTATTGCTCCTTTTTATGTTATTTCAAAAATGAATTGTTGTGTTCTTGTACGCTCCAATCAAGAGCTTTCATGCTTACATCGCCTTTTACATAACTTGAACCTTGTCCGCTTATAGTCCCTGAATCAACGATAATACCTTCAAACGTTGCTACTATATTTCCATTGTCTTCATCCTTGAAGTCCATGTATGGAATTTTCGTAACAACCTTATCATCGCGGATTGATTTCGGACTGGGGAAAAAGGTGTAAAGCGATATCTTTACATCATTTGTTTTACTTATCGATATACCGTTTTTTATTACATCCTTCGACGGCAAAAAACCGGACATGCTTATTGAGCATGAAACTCCTTGAGCATCAATCGACACAGGAACTAATTCTCCCAGTACTCGTGCCTCTTGTGTCATGTACGATAAAGAAGCACGAAAGCTTTCTACAAAGCCTATAACTTTTGCGGTACTCGCATTTTTCCCGGATCTAACATAACAGCGGTATCCTTCGGTTAATATTTTTTCACTTACTCTCGGTAATGGCATTTCCTATCCTCCTAAAAAAATTATATAGCGACCGTAACAGCCGATCCGGAATACACATGATTGTTTTCCGTAATAAAAATAAAGTTTCTTGGAGCTACCAAATATCTACTAAACGTGATAAATGTTGTATCCCCCTCTTCTCGAGTTGATATGCCCCAAATAAGCTCCCCGTCATCACTTTTTAAAATTAAGCCTGCGCTAAACCAATCATTAGCCGCCTGCAAAAGAGTTGCTAAATCATCTTCTAAACTTCCGGATATTCCCGGTGTGCCGATTGCAGCTCCAAGCCGTTGGCGTAAATCCATGCTCATGTATATTGATTCCCGTACCATACTGCGCTCAACATCTTGTAAGGTGTCTCCCTGATAGGTTGTCATAGCTCTAATTGTAACAAGTGCTCCGTCATCATTTTTACCGCCTGCCAATACGCCTGCTTGAATAAGTTTTTTAAAATCGGTAGGCGAATGTTTTTTAGTAAACTCAACAACATCAACAACCTTATTTGTAAGCGGCTCGTTAATTGCAAGACAACTTTCCAAGCCTGCAAGCTTACAGGCAAAATATGAAGCGGGGAAGGTTTCAATGCGCCCCGTCATCGGGTTGACTGCTTTAATTGAATCACCTGTGTAAGAACATAAACGGCTATTAAACATTTTCGCTTTTTCAATTGATTTTTCATTTGTCTCGTTTACGCCGCCGCCTAAAATACAAGTTCGCTCCTTGCGGTTATCAACACTGCTCATCAGTTCACAATGTCCGACAATGAGATTGTGTATCATCTCATCTTGACAAGGTGTTGTAATGATATTGATTTGTTCCGCTTTTAAAGCTTGCAATGCTGCAACCCACTCAAGAGCTATTTCACTCGCGCCGACACCTCCCGCAAAATTGACAAAATCTGAATCGGTTTCAGGAAGATTATTATCATGCGAAAGTAATTCTACCTTGTCGATAAAATCGCTTTCGGTAAGTTTTTTAATCATTGCATAAAGATTGCCGAACATAAAAAAGTCTTCATCTTTATTTGCTGTTTCTTTTGCAATAAAATCTAATTCCCTCGATGAAGTGGTAGGCTCCGCATTTGTATTTATTGACGCAACATAACAGCCCTTTGCAATAAGCCTATTTGCCACAGCTTCAATAGTCGGATATTCCTCAAAAAGAATTTCTATGCCGTCTACCGTTTTATCGGGCACTTCAATTTTTAACGCATCGGTGTGTACCGAAACTTTGCAGGCTGCCCCCGTGCCGGTATATTTTATTTTTAATAGCTCATTTTTAATCGGTCCGATAGTTTCAGTCTTTGTGCCGTTTTTCAACACAAGAGTTACTGTGTGCGCACCTGAATCATTGGTAAGCTTTAATTGTAAGCTGTTTGCTCCAACTCCGTATTCTTTAGAAAAAAGTTTTAATACATCCGTTCCGCCCGCTTTAAGTGTTCGGGTTGCTTGCTCCGCATTTCCGACACGCATTGCAAAAACGCTCTGCGGTGTATAGCCCTTTGCCGGACTAAAGGCGTGTGCTATTCCCTCCAGCAATTCGCCTCCCTTTAATACCGCTTGCGCCTCTTCAAGAGAGCCAAACTCATATAATGTATTCGGCTTTCCCGCAATTGCATAACCTAAAACTACAAGATTACTTGCGGAAACCCCGCCGCCTTTCCCTTTAATTGACGCGGATCGAGAAAACACTCCCGGCTGAAGATGACTTGTCCTCCGTCCCGCACTTTCGAAAATTCTTGGTCTTACTCCCATTGTTATTCCTCCCAAATCCTTACACAATTTTTTGTTCTAAAAACTCTTTCACTTTTAAAACCCACTGCGCTTCTGTGAATGCCACATCCGCATACATTTTCTGCAAAACAAAAATTACCTCATCATCATACTCACCCTTGCGGTTTTGAAAAAATGTAGTAATACCTATTTGTTTTTCACTTACTTCCTTTGACATTATCAATCACCTCCCAAATAATGTTTTTATTTCCATCGATTTTTGTATCGATTATTGATTGCTCAATAAAATAATCAGCGTTAAAACTTAAGCGGCTGCCTGCAAGTTTTACCCCGAAGTCATAATTAAAATTCCCGCTTCGATCCCCCTGTATGGTGTTGTCAAAAATGACTAAATTATTTTTCTTGCGATATTCGGCAAGCGCATCCTTTATGCCGCCCGCAAGAAACAAGCGGCACATTTCATACAGTTCATTTTTCAGCTGAATATTCTCGCTCCATATTTCTATACTTATCCGCTCTTGCCGCCGTATTACCCGTGATACTCCGCAGAGCTTTTCTTTTTTTGCAAACTCATTTTCTAAATCTTTTTTTAACTCATCGCAAAGTGCATAGCCTTCTTCTTCAAGTAACGGGATATCCGTTTTTTCAAGAATAAAAAAACTGCTTTCTACAAGGTTCATCAACTCCGAAGGTTTTTCATCGCTTTCGGTTGACACCACAACACAAGGGAATATACTTGCGTTATAAGTAAAATCAGGTATCATCAAAGAAAAGGGGTGTTCATTCGTAACGTGAATACTCCAGTTCCGGTAATACTCCTGTGTGCGCAATGCCTTAAAATAATCATCAAAAGCTTTTACTATTACGTGCTCTAAAATGAGCGGTCTATTTAAAAAATACAGCATATAAATTATCCTGCCTTTCTGATACTTGACTTTTCGTCTGATTGTGGTATACTTGTATTAATCTGACCGTCATTACGGCTTAGGACGTTAGTCTCAGGGGACGTACTTTTACGTAGCATTGAGGCGTTGGCGGCAGATTTTCTTTTTTTCCGATAGCATGTAACTAATTCAAGCTGCCCCCTTTTAGCTCTAAACTCTTCAACAAATGTTATTTCTCCGCTAATATCTTTTCGAAACTCAATTACAGCATTATGGTAATATTTTTGCTCTGATAATTTTATACTCGATGGATCATTTATAACTTCTTGCATATATTTCAAATCCTCAAGTTCCAAATTATGAGCTTCTTTGTTCATCACATGGCGAACAGAATCGCTATCAAGAATAATGCTTTTTACATCTAAACCTGTTGCTTCTTTTATTCTTTTTTGTGCTTCACTGCTTACATATCCTACAAAAAGCCTTTCGTTTGCGTTTTCCTCTATTGCCCTTTTTGCAAAATCGAGTAGCTCTTTTTCTGTTGCAGGAGGCTTTTCATACCATTTCTTTTCAGCTCCATTGTCTGTAAATCGTACATGGTTTTCCTGCGTTTCATCAATAAACTTGCTTAACTCTTGAACAAAGGGTAAGGGGTTTCCGTTCTTGTCGCTAAACCTGTCCCTGTTTTCAAGCATAACATTCATCATGTCTTTTGCGGTATCGCAAGCGGCAATCTTTTTCTTTAACGCACTAATCGCTAATTTTGCACCGCGTGAATGGCTTTCATATTTCGGCTTCCATTTTCCGGGTGCAGTTTTAATAAACTTTTTTCCCTTCCAATCTCGTACCGTGCCGACAGGCAAACCCTTGCCACCTTTGGCAAGCATAAGCATTTTTGAAAAAGCTTTTTCAATTGCCGCTTTTTCTTTTTTTTCTAAGCTTGCTAAATAGTCAAGTATTTTTTTCTTTATTGCGTTAAAAATAAGCTTTTCACTTTCAGCTGATTTTCTCAATAGTAAAACTGTTCTCATAACGCTCCCATCACCACATGCCCGAACTTCATTTTGTTTTCTTCGATATAATTTTTTAATTCATCTTCATACACCTTAATGCGTGCGCCATAGTACGCACTGGTTGCAGATTGAGTGGAGCTAAAGCTTTCACTTACTCCATCCATAGAAAGGCTTGAAGATGAAAAGCCCGAGATAAGTCCGTCTCCAATGATATTCAATAACTCAACAGCGCAGAGCTTTGCGATTACTGCCCGCAAATCCGCCGGCACATCGTCAGAGCTTTCATAACCTGCAACATAATCAATACTGTAAAAAAGATTGCTCTCCCATGTCGCAGCTCCATAAGGAGAAATAGAAGTGTGTATTGCTTTTCGTGTGTCGCTCATTCTAAAAGGACGATTAAAAAATTTGATTAAGCCCTTTGTTTTATCAAGCGTGTAACAATCCATAAGACTTCGCACCTTTTCGGTGCGGCTCAATAAATCAAGCTTTGAAACTTTTATAACAGGTCTTTTCCGCGTAGGAATAAATCCCTGCCGCTGAATGCGGGATTGATGAAAACTATAAAACGATTCTTCTTCGTCATAGTCAACGCCTTTTTTTAATCCCCGCCGTTGCGGCTCACAAGCGATGCGTTTTTTTTCAATTGTAATATTGAGCCTTCGCTCCATTTCACGCAGCGAAGAGTTGATATGAAAGCGCACCTGTTCATCAGTATAGGGCATTCCGTTACTTGCCCTAAAATCAACACCCCAAAGATAGGTGTAATGTAAATCATCCGGCGTAACAATTTCGCCCCACTGTCCTTCAGGTGCTTTATAATTGCCGAATGTATAGCCGACAGGTTTTCCCGCGCCGCACTTTACCCAAACTGAATACTCCCAATCCGCTGCGGCGTTTGTTACATCCTGCACCCGATACCCGTAGACGCCGTCCTTGACATTTTTATCTAAGTAAACATCTTTAACCGGAACGGGCGGTTCCGTTGTTGTTTTTATAAAGCCTGAAGCGGTCAGCGTTTCCCACTCGCCGTCAATACCTGCTTTCCTTTCAAGCCTGTATTCCTGTGTAGAGTTTGGCATTTTGATAATGCAATAATTTTTAGCACTAACCACTTCAAGCATTTATACACTCCTTAGCTTATACTTCAGAGTAAGAAGGAATAGTCAAAAGATATTCAGCGTATTTCTCTTCAAGCTCCGCTATTCCTTTTTCATCGAACGAAACTGTAGAACCGTCAAAGACAATGATTTTTTTCTTTTTGAGTTGTTCATTTTTAATACGTCTTTTACTGCCGGTTGACTTTTGAGGTTTTTTATTTTCCTCTTTTACGTCTGTGTTCTCTTTCTGAGTTTCTCCGCCCGCAGCATCTTTGTTATTTTGCGTTTCGGTTTTCAGAGCATCCTCATTTTGAACACTCGTATTTTCGTTTGAAGGATTTTGATTTTCAACGGAAGTGTTTTCGGTTAATTTATTTTCTCCTTCGGTTTCTTGGTTGTTTTGTGCTACCTCAAGTTTTTTATTTTCAGTTTCTTTTTTTGACATAATAAACCCCTGTTTTTTTTAAAAGAGCTTCAAAGTGCTTAAGATTTCACGACTTAAGCACTCCTAGCTCTTTTTGCTTTTACCTAGTAATATAAGCCGCCTCTGTATGCGATATTTTTTGCAATAGCGCACCACTCGGGAGCCTTAACATCCAAAGCTGCAAAAAGCTGAATGAGGAAAGGTATCTCGGCTCTGTTACTTTCGTACAATGGACGTGAACGCAATGGACAGAACTGATCCCAGTTAATTACTTCCTGAATTTTTTTCTCAGTTAAGAAAACCATTTGAGCAGTACCCGGCAATTCGATGTTGAAGTCATTGAACTCGGTTGTTCCGCTTTCATCTTTTCCTATTCTCACCATCTCCATTACTACATCCCCGTCTTTTGCAGAGCGGCAAATAACATAGCCTGATTCTGTGTTTTCGGCACTTGCTTTTATTTTAAGAGTAACCTTATGTCCTGCACTTACCGCAACAGAATCGTCTATTTCCTTGCCGTCCGATATTCCGTATTTATTGACTGAGTGAACGGTGTATTTATAATTTCCGGCATCGGCTGCCGCAAACTTTGATTTTCCATCGGCTGCACTTGTTGTCGTTACTTCAGTAGGAGCTTTCGGGCGTTTCAGAGGCGAACCGTCAGCAGTAACTAAGCCTTTTACATGGAAAAACTTATCTGCACCGGCTTCCTGCCCAAAATATATAGTGGAACCGTACGGCGTCGGGTACTGGTCAACGACAAGGTTCATTGCACCGCTTCCTGAAGTACCAAAGCGGATTCGGTCCCTTATAAGGTCTTGAATATCTTGCGCCAAAATTGGCGGAAAGAAAAGTTTATTGGCATCTCCGCCCGCTTCAAAAATCATTCCTACAGGATCGGTAATTATTCTTTCGCCCACCGTTGCAATGCTCTTGCCGCGGACATCGTAAATGTTTGCATTTTTCGACTTTTCAATCTGACGCAAAACACCGTCAAACTGTGTAGGCACGACAGTTTCATCACCATGAAAACAAAAGTATTCAGCAGCTTTTAAAACATTAAGAGTACCTGCTATCTTTTCACTTGTGTACGCATCTTCAAAACCGTCAACTAATGCCATTTGGTCGGTAACAGCTCTGCGGTCTTGCAGATATTTAATCTTTACAGTTTTTCGCTCAAGCTCTTGATCACTTGTTTCAGAGCCTCCGCCTTCTTCCGTTGTCAGGTACTTATAATTACCTACACCGGTGCGGCGATTATACTCATGAATAGTCGAGTTCACTGATTTTTTCTTAACACTATTTACAAACTTACAATCTTCCTTTTGCTCGCGCATAGCATTAACCATTGTTCCTTCAATATCCTCAGGTATTAAAGTTCGTCCGCCTACCATCTGTGCAGAGTCGGTTTGGTAACCGGCTTGCAATGATTTTAAAAGTTCTGCCTCACTCACAGAAGCTGTTTCTACTGTTGTAAAAAAACCCATAATCTTTTTTCCTCCTCATCCTTATTTTGTTAACTTTTCCTGCAAAAACCGCACATACTTTTGGTCAAGCTGGAATGCGGGATTCTGCAGGGACTTATTGATTTGTGCTTCAATTTTTCCGAATTCGTGTAAAGTTATCTCGCCGTTTTCGATTGCTTTTGAAAGCACCTCCATTGCGGCTTCCTTGTCGGCTTGTGTAAATTGCCCATGCCGCACCATTGCAGCAGCACCGCCTTTTGCCATCGGCTGTTGTCCGCGTGTTGAAATAACAGCACTGCGCGGCAAGGGCTCATTTGAAAGTTGTTCAACCCGCTTCATTGCAGCGGTTAAACCTTCTCCCATGACTTCTTGTTTTTCGCGGCTATGCTGAAAAGACTTAGTAAGCGTAGCGAGTTGTTCTTTAAGTTCTGCAATATTCTTTGTTATTTCGCCTAAGGCTACTGTTGCATCAAGGCTTTTTGTAACAAACTCTTCGCTATCTTTGTCATCGTCGTCGTCATCGCTAACACCCTCAAGTTCCTCATCATCATCGATAAGGTCCTTATCATCTAATTCAGGCTTTTCGTCTTCTTTTTTTTCGTCATCCTCTTTCCCTTTTGACTTACCAAATGCTTTTTGCATTTTGGTCATAACATCATCCCAGTAATTTCCTTTACTCATTAAAAAATCCTCCAAAATATTTTCTTGATTTTGCAGTACAGCTTGGATATATTTTTCAGCTGTATCCTCTTCAATGCCTAATCCGGATAAATAGGCTCTTGCCTCCCTTTCATCCGTAATAGTCCCATCAACCACTTTTTCAACTAATGCAGTTAAAATGTTTTTTCCATCTTCGTTTTTCCCTCTCTTATTTCCTTCGATATCTTCGGGAATTAAAGTCCTCCCGCCGGTAAAGGCTTCCGAATCGGTGCCGTAGCCCGCTGACAGTGCCTTCACAAATTCTAAGCTGCTTAAAGACTTAACTACATATGCAGGAGCGACAGTCGGATTAACCGGAGCAATCGTCAGAGCCAAGTCATTCCATAACACCGAAACAATGCGCCCTAAATCCGTCCCGCCTTCTTGGATTCTTTCTACAATTGGAGAAATGCCGCCGACACTTGCCTTAACTCGTGTTGAGCCGTTTTCCAATAGCTCGATAAACTTCTTTGCGTATTTATTGTTTTTGTAGAGCTTGCCGCGAACACGAGTAGAGCTGCCGTCTGTGTACACGCTCAATGGCTCTCCGATAACGTAGTCTTCATCAAAAACCATTTTTGCATTTCCGCCCTCAAGAATTCTTGACTGGTGCAAATGGTCTTTGCTGATAACCCCGTTTTTTAAAAAGTAGTCTTTTGAATCAAGAAGGGCTTGTTGTAAAACTTTTTGCTGTTCAAGGTCTAAGTTTTCATTACTTGCCTCAACATCAAAAATAAAATCCCCCGATTCATCTTTTGAAAAAGAGCCTTTTTTTAATTCCATCTGTAGATAAATACGCTTCTCTTTTTCGTCCATCGTTTTCTCTTGTTCCCCTCCTCATGCTTTGATAACGGAAGCTTAAACCCTCGCCTCGCCGAAACAGAGTGCAAGGAGTTTAAAACTTCCAAAAACTGCCCTTAGCTTTTTTTGAAAAAAGCAAAAAAAAAGGCTGTGAACTCACTTACAAGAGCGTACCTCGCCCGTCAGTCGTAAAAAATGAGAGTCCTTGCTCATTTTCAGACCTTGTAAATAAATTCACAGCCTTCTTTTAAAAGTGCCGCTTTCTCCTGCCCGTTATTCCGCCGCGCCCGTAAAAGAGCCATACAACGGCAAGCAGCTAAAAATGTAAAATATCAGTTACAGATTTTTATTTTTAATCTGTTGCACTTATTATATATTTTTTTTAAAAATAATCAAGAGGGGAATTCAATAAATGTAATATCGAAGTGCAGTTTCCGCAACTTCTTTCATTATTGAAAACATTTCTTCAACAGTCAGTTAAGTTAATAAGGAAATAATGTAACATCTTGTTCTTTCTGTCCAAATGAGCCTTTGAGCTGCTTATGCCTATAATATGATCGTAAGCCGTCAATATGTTCCATTAAATCAGGTAAAATTTTATGCCCCATTGGATCAACTATAAAATCGATACCTTCCCGCCGTGCAAGTTTTGCAGCAGAGACAAAATCACTATCACCTGTTATAAGAACAATTTGATCAGCCAGTTTTTTATAGGCAAGTGTGGCTATATCTATCCCTATCTTCATATCAACGCCTTTTTGCCGTAAAACTAAATCAAAATCGGTTTCGGTTATATCGGTAACTTGCAAACGACCGGAGAAAAGTTTCTTTGCTATTTCATTTTTTAAGCCATAATAGGCGGTATTATCAGCTAATACGCCCATTCGTAAGGCAACTTTTCGTTGATGTATTAAGTTTTCGATAAATTCCTTCATCCATGTATAGGTTTCAGTCTTTGAAAAATCAATACTCTTTTCTAAAACTGGGTGATATAATGCTTTACTGATTGGAGGGCAATCATAATAAAATATTCGATATAAACTATTCCATTCATATATCCGTTTTTGTTTTCCATCGCTATCACTTATAATATCAAATTGAGAACGCTCTTTAAGGTGCATACGGCAATATTTTATAAGCTCATCTACACGCTCATGTGCCGATTTTTTTCCAAAATGATGTAAGGCTTGCTTTCGATAAAAGCCACCATCAACTAAAATAGCTGTTTTTTTCCATAGGTAAAAAAAAACCCGTAACTCCGACCTATCCCGGATAAGTGGGAGGCCGTACTATACAGGTTTATTAAAATGCTGCCAATAAAAGCAGCTTTTATCAATATATACTATTTTTCCTTGTACGTCAAGTAATGAGTTTGCCTCTACGCAATCATCTTTCCCTTGTTTTTCTTATCCACCGTAAAAGTTCTTTTTTTATTTCAGGCGGAATATTTTTAAATTGAATTTTCTGTACCTCTTTTTGAAACCCGCGCCGAATTGCTCCGCCAAAACTTTCTTCCAAAAATCCCGGAGTAAACACAACAGTGCCGGCAAAGTCAACACACAACCGGCACGCGGTTTTATTTTTTTTAAGAAACGGTATTAAAAATTCATCTCTGAATTCTTCTCCGGAATCGGGGCTTAAGTGAATAAATCTTGAGCCTTGAAATTTATAGCCACTCCCACATTCCGCTACTCTTAATATTGCCTCCTTCAATTTTCTCACCTCCTTTTTTGCAGTATATCACAAAAAAAATTGCCTCAAAAAAATGAGAATACTACATTAGCTGATGACACCTTATCTTTGACAAATCATCGCCACATTACGCAATCATCTTTCCCTTGTTTTTCTTATCAAATGCTTTTTCCTTAAACTCCTCAATACTCATTTCATCCATGCTGCCGAAAAAACCAGGTCTATCGTATTGGCGCAAGTAGGCGGCTTTTGCTTCCGCTGCGGAATTGAACCCAAGCATAACCTTGTCTTCATCATACGTACCGGTTGTCGGGTCGTTTTGGTGCACAATAAATACTTGTTCGCTTTCGGGATTGTTCCCGATGTAAGCGTCTACATGGTCTTTATCTTTGCCGACAGTGCCGCGAATGTAACCATAATCATACGCCATCTTAATAGCCCATTCGTGCCCGTCTTTATCAACGCCGCTTCGCACGCTGCCTTTTTTATTTTCGATTGAAATATCCATGCCGTGTATTTTTGTTCTGCCCTGTAACGGGTATCCTGAATACGTAAGCGATTTATAGATATTTTCCGCTACCTTTTTTGCAAATACTTTTATAAAGGCTTTTTCCATCGCTTTTTGCATGCTTGACTTTTCAGCAGTATTAGACGATAATAAGGTATCATCACGAGCAGAAAGTCGGGGGCTGCCGGGTTTGGACTTATCCAAACGGCTGATTGTGGGGAGCCCGTCCACAGATGATTTTTCGCCCTGTAATGGAGATAATTTCGTTACAGGGCTTATTTTTTGGAATTTCTTAGGCGTTTTTTTACCGTAATAAAAAGTCTTATATAAAACTATTTTATCGTTTTCATCTTTTTTTAACACTACAAATTCCTTTCGATTTCTGTATCCTTTTTCAAACACAATAGACTCAGTTTGAGTGTCTAAATACATGTTTTCAGGATTATCTAATATTTCTTGAACGTGCTTATAATCCTCAAGTTCCAACTCCGTATGATGGTTTACCATGTGATCGATAAAATATCCTTTACTGCAATAGACAGTGTTGTCTTTTATTGGAGCGAAAACCTCTAGCGTTTCTTCCGGAAGAATTCCCACCGGCTCAGGCGTAGTGCCATATTTTTTAAAGATTTCTTCACGTGGTAGACCTTTTGCCTCATTAAAAATTTTAGCGGTAGCCCAAGACATTAGTGTTGCTTGACATTCTTTTTTTATTTTGCTAATAGATTGTTTATCCCCCTTAACCGTGAACCTCCCGTCCTCGCCTCGAGGGTGTTCGCCTTCTTCATATGATTTTTTCATTTTGCTGACAGGAACTTTCACCGTTAAAATATATCGTATCTTTTCCTTTACGTTTTTTTTAACTGTGTTCTTTTGTTCAACCGCTATCGCTTTCCGGATTGCGCCCGTTTGTTTTACAACGTCAAAAAGCTGTTTAAAGGCTGCATTGATTTTTTTTCGCTCTTCGCCTTCGGGGTAGGGCTTTTGTTTATTTTCGTCATCCCCACTGTCATAATCATCATTTTCGGTAGCATATGCAAGATAATCATTTTTTCTTCCGCTTGCTTTTAGCATATCGTCAATATATGCAGAAAACGCCCGTGCTGCCATTTCATGTGGAGCTGACCAATACGGTTTTGCTTTCCCCCTGTCAAGAGCTTTTGCATCTTCATGAAAAGCAGAACCCTTTTTGCCGCTATCAATTGTTGCCCGTCCGCCTTCAGCGTTTCCGTAGTATGCGCAAATCATTCTAATCCATTCGTTTTTCTGTTTTACCTCATTCTTTGTAATTGGTATTCCCCAGAACTTGTGTGCAAGCTCAATTGCTTTTTCTAGGCTGCCTGCATACCGTATTTTCTCTGCGAGCCCGCTTGTGGCTTTATCAAAATTGAACTTTGCAAGCTTATAGTCTGCACTTGAATATTCAACTTCTTGTTTAATCGGTGTATTCCCTTCTGTCATAGCTTTTACAAGATTGTCAAAAGCTGTCCGCACTTGCAGTACGTGTTCTTCTTGACTGTTTTCTACGGGAGGAGTAATTCCTGCTTTTTTCAGTTTATCTCTTTGGGTGTCAAGTAGGAAATCCTTATACTTTTGTGAATATGAAGTATTGTTTTTTATCCTCATATACTCAGTAAGTAGGTCTTGCTGTTTTTTGCTTAAATGATTCATAGGGTTTGTTAAGAAAACATCGATTTTTCCACCTACCATAGCCTCTGAAATGAGGTTGTCGAAAGCGTGAAACCATTCATGTGCGAGGTTTCCGCCTCCTTTCATTTTTGTGAGGTTGATAACACGCTCCACATGTTCATAATGTGCCTCAGCCTTTGACTTTCCTCTCGATCCAATTGCAAGAGCGAGCCGTCCGTTTAGTGAAATAAGACTATCTGGAATGCCGGTAATATCCGCCAAATCTGCAAAAGCCTCGCACGCATGATCAACATGAAACTTTGCGCTCATCGGGTCTTTCAATACCCAATTCCCGGACTGAATGTCTCGCAAGTTAAACATTTTCTTAAGCTCTTCGGTAGAATGTGCTTTTACATTTCGCCCGCCTTTTCTACTGAATTTTGAAGCAACAATCAATTGAAAAATTGCCCGTCCTTTTCCCTTTGCAGAACGTTTCCCTTTTAGTGTTCCTGTTTCTTTCCATTCCCAATTATCATAATTTCCGTGTTTTGCTTGTTGTATGTGCTTTTCAAAAGTTGCAGACCCGCCAAAACCGCTGTAGTTTATCGTGGCGATAAATTTATTTCCTAACGAGTTCCACGCCGCATAAAGTGAATTTGAGGCAATGGCTTTTTCGCTTGCTTCTTTTTCAAAAGCTTGAAGCCTTTCCCATGCTGCCACCCTTTCTTTTTCAAAATATCCGGATCGAGTTTTTCCATCCCCTACATCAACATTTGAATCCCATCCATTTGCTTTTTGAAACGCCTGTATTTCGGGAGTTTTTTCAAGCTCAGTAAAACTTATTTTAGCTCCGTATTTCTCCCGTCGTAACTTATCCATTAAAGCAGTTTCTTTCATTTCAATATCATGCTTTTTTTTATGCACTTCATCGTATTCTTTTTTTAAATCTAAGTATTTTTGTTGTTGTCGAACTGATAAAAACACTCCCTGTCTTTCATCGTTTATTTCATTAATAGTATCTATTACATCTTGTACTGTTTTACAATCTTCCAACCGCCCACGTAAACCGTTTATTGCGATAACATAATTATGCCTTCCTTCGGGATTGTCGAAAGCTTCTGTTGCAACAGAAGCATAGACTCTGTCGATTAAAAAAGCCGCTCCTCTTGCCATGCCGTTTTTTATCAGCGTATTAAAATTAACCTTGCCGAACACGTTTGATTTTTTTATAAGCTCTTTTGCGCTTCGAGGGTTTTCCTCTAATCCATTCCAGTCGATTTCATGTTCAAGTATTTGCTCTTCGGCTTTTGCCATTTGCTTAATATAGTTTTGAGCAAGCTCCTTGCGACTGCCTGCAATGTAGCCGGTATCACGATAGCGGTATTGCTCGCTGTTCGGGTCCCACGTAGCGTCTTTGAGTGCACTTTCTCGCTCAAAAAGCCCCGTTTGCGGCAACCCTGCTTTTTTACGCACCTCATTCTTTTTAGTCCGTTCTTTTTCTTGTGCCGCAAAATCTTTTTTTGCATTTTGATTTCCTTTCATTGCTTCAGAGCGATTGCTATTTGTGCCGGATTGTGGTATACTGGTCTGTAGAGAGGCGGTAACAGCTCCCACCTGTTCTTTGACATTGACAAATTCAGGTGTGTAGCTATATTTGGCGATAACCGTCTTTATAGCATCTGTTGCCTCTTTCTGTTTTTCTGTATTATCAAATCCTGTTATAATAAACTTTTCATCTTTGAAACCTCTTTTTTTACTTACAAAAGCAATAATACCGTTTTTTTCGATTTTTAGTGTACCTACTTCGGTTCCCTTTACAAGCTTTGAAACATCGCCTACAACTTTTCCTGTTTTAGCAGAATCAATAACTAATTGCAACAACGCCGTAATTTCATCTTCATTTTTTCCATCTTTACTGTAACGCTGTTCAATAATATGTTTTAGCCCATAGCCGGACTTTCCGGTATTTCCCACATCAACGATTATTTCACCTAAGTCCTTATGCCGAACACTTGAAGACTTGCCCGTCTCAAGCACTGCGGTAAGTTTTTTTAAATCTTCTTTTACCGTTTCTCCGCCTATTTTATTTCCGCTGTCATCTTTGCTGTCCGCTGTTTTTTCTTGCTTATTATACAGGCTCCACACCTTATACATAAGGCTGCGGTTTATTTTCAGTACCGGTTGCGCCTTCTTTTCGGTTTGGCTGGTAGTTTCTTTTTTATTCTCAGGGCTTTCTCCCTTGCTTTGCGTTTTGCCCGCTGGCTCTGCTGTGCCGCTTACAGGCTTTTTAACAGCTGTCTTATATTTTTCTCGTGATTCTTTTTTACTGAAAATCCCATCCCATTTAAGCCTATTGGTTAGGTACTCAAGAACATGCGCTGCGTATGTTTGTTTATCCACACCGTAATTTTTCGCAATGCTTTCTTTTTCAAACTCATCATCTATTTTTTTTGAATGTATGTTAAACATTGTTTTTAAGAAAGTAAAAGGCTTTTTAAACGTTTCAGCATACATATAATAAAATCCCTTACCGCTTTTTTTCGGCACCTTTCGGATATATTTATGTCCTACCGCTTTTTCCAACACTCTTTCAATCCGCTCGCTTCCAGTATCAAGTTCTATAAAACCGCTCAGTGTTTTCATTATGCGAAAATGCTCATCTTGTCTAATTGTCAATATCATTTATTTATTTCTCCTTACTATAATTAGTGTAATTGCCCGTTATGAAGTAATACTTCGCATTCAAATTCGTATTCCTCTTGTACGCTCAGTTGCGGATGCTCTCTATGCGCTCGCTCGCCTCATAAATACCCGCATGAGAAAAAACGGAGTCAATGTCTTCTTTGCTTTTACATGCTTTTAATTATTTGAAAAGAGGCGGCGTCTCCTCTTCTGTTTTTAACACAAGCCCCAGCATATCTAGCTTATTAAGAACATTTGACAACCGTCTTACATTGAAAAACAAGGCAGTTGTCATTTTATACAATTCTTTTTGTGTTGTTTTTCCATCCGTCATGCTATAATCATTATTAAGCATTGCAGTTAAAAGATAGATTTGCTTGTCTTTTAAATTTTTAATGTGAAAGCGCTTAAAACTATCCTCTATTTCCGCTTCGTTTTTGCATACTCGCAAAACTGCAAGAACTCTGTTATCAATATTCAAGGTTTCTCGTACCTCCTGCTAAAATAGTTTTTTTACCTTCAAAAACACCATCACCGCAATAGCGCCTGCCATTATCGCAACTACCGAGAATAACTCGGTAATTGTTTTTCGCTGTTTTTCAATTTTCAATGCCTTGCTGTGATTGTCTATAGTCAACTCATTTACTCGCTTCTGTGCCTCGCTCTCGTATGCGCTGTAGGATTTTTTTAAACTCTGTAATGTCTCCCGCTCCGTCTGTAATTGATTTTTCAAGCTCGCTTGCAAGCTCGCCGCTTTGTTCAATTTTTCCCTCAAGCTCTGTATTAGTAATTGCTGCGCTTGTTTGCTCGTCTCCAAGTTTTGACAAATCATCTCTAACTGCGTTAGCTCCGTCTCCGAGATTGTGTATTCCGCCTCGTGTGCAGCAGCCGGAAAACAAAAACAGACAAGCAAGCAAAAAAATAATCTTTTCATTTTTCATGGTCCTCTCCTGAAAACAGGTTTAAAAATATCGCAGCAAATGCAAAACCGAATAAAAGAAATAATACAAAACATCTACCGACAATCATCCAATCCCTTCCTTTTTTCGCAAAAAACCTAAAATATAGGTATACGATCGGGTAACAATATACGTCCCCGTTTGTGCAAAGCCATCCTGTTCAAATACGCGCATACTTTCATTGTCTGCCGAAATAACAATTGCCACGTGCCCGTATTTATTCCCTTTTGTCGGCATAAAAACTGCAACGTCCCCTGCTTGCGGCTTTCCTTTTGTACGCGGTATTCGCTCGAAATACTTCATCTCTAGCGGCAGCTTTTCATATTTTGTATATAACTCGCTTGCGCCAATCACTCCGCCTGTGTGCGGGATTTTAAGCACGTCCTTACAGTACTGCCGGAAAAGGTCAACGCACTGTGCGCCGTAATGCCCGTCATAGTCTACTTTTTTCCCGAGATATTTTTTTACAAACTCATCTAAGCTCATTTACTCCCCCTTCACTTCCTTTGACACTGACATTTTTCAATTTTGATAAGTATTTTTTATTTTTTTCGATTGGATATGCAATACTGTTTTCTATGTATTCATCTGTTTTAAAATATCGCTTTGACATTTCATACATGCGGATTTTTTCTTCAATGTGTTTTATGAAAAGGTCAATAACTTCGTCCTCCCATTCTGATATAAGCTGCTCTAGGGGCTTTTTTACCTCCGCCCATTCAGGGTATTTTTCCCCACACGAAACTTTTGATATACGCAATAAAAATGTTGAGTAGGCATCTCTAATATCTTTGAGGATATCGTTTAGATACGCCCTGCGCTCATCGCCGCTTAACTTCTCCCGCATGTTGTTGTAGTCAAGCCGCTCGTTCAATTCATCTTTAATAATGTTGATTGTAGATATTGACGGAAAAGGGCAATGGATAAACGGTTCAAACATTGTCGCTATCTTTTCATCCATACGACGCACCGATCGCCGCAAATCGGCGGTTAAGTGTGCATCAATATCCATGCTTTTTTTAAAAAGACTTTTCCGCAATTCTTCGTCGTGCATCACCATTGCCGTTTTCCGCTCCGCCTCTTTTTCTTTTAACTCAATATCTTGTTTTATGTCCTCTATTTTCTCGTCCATCTTCCCGATAGAAAGGCTTTTATCGCCCATCCCAAAGCGGATGCCCTTCATCATAATCACGATAAAAATAAGGAAGGCTATAACTAAAATAACGCCCCACCCGATAGGCGGTATCCCCGCTGCTTTTTCCATGTAACACCTCCTAAAATCAAAAAAAAATAAAAAAAGGCTGTGAACTTACTTACAAGGGCATACTATCCCCGTCAATCTAAAAAGGGTGCTCTGTATCCCTTAAAATTAGATTTTGTAAATAAATTCACAGCCTTCTTTTAAAAGTGCCGCTTTCACCTATCCGTTTTACCCGCTGCGTTCTTAAAGCACGAACCATACAACGGCAGACAGCTAAAATTGTAAAATATCAGTTATTGATACTCTTGTATCAACCGCCGGCAGTATAACTGTTTTTTTTATTTTTTGCAAGTATAAAAATATTAGTGCTTATTTTTTTTCTCCGTACATTTGCTTGTATTTTTCGGCAAGCTGCATTTCGTAAATTATCGGCACCTTCTTTTTTCCGCTTGCTTTGTATTCTTTTTCTACCGCTGCAACAGCAGCATCCCATTCTTTTTCTTTGCCGTTTTGTTTTGCGATTATTGCGTTCATTTCATCAGTTCCCCACCGCGTCCAACCGCCCCTGCAATGCGGATGAATAGCACCGACCACTAAGGTTTTGTTTTTTGCATCAGGTTCTTTCCCCTCCCAAATTGCAACACTCGCATACGGGTCTTTTATTTTATCACTTGCAAGCGGAACATCTGACCACAGGGCTATTACGCCGTTAAACTTTTTACAGGTTTCGCAACAGTTCGCCATTTCGAAACGCTTAAAATATATTTTTCCGCCTTCAGCATTGCCGCTTTGCTTCGCCTCCTGCACCTCATTAAGAACCCGCGCGAGGTTTGCCGTGTTTACCGTTTCGGTATCAACTATTCTTTTCCAGCTGCGATTTTCTTGTGCAAATTTATTATACAGCTCCTGCGATATCTCCGACTTTGATTTTCGCCCTCTAATTCCGTCAAGCAATGTTTCTTTAATCCCATTTTTTATCTCATCATTTGCCCTCGTGATTAAATGAGTAGCATAGTCTTCGCATACTTGATAGCGGGCTTTTTCCGCTCGTGATAATGGCTCTCCTAAAACGCTTTCGAGGTTGCGATAATCTTCGCGTATCCACTCAAATGTTTTTCCTTTGTATTTTAATTCACCGATTGACAGCTTCTCCATATCCTTAACGGATGAAAGCTTTGCTATTCTTTTTAAGAGTTTTTCTGTGGTAACCGCATCAAGCGTTATTTTTTTGGCTGCCTCTTTTGTGTTCATATTGAGCACGTTTTCAATTGCCTTAATGAGTGCGTCAAAATCCTTTTTTTTAAGCGGCTCCCCCGTTTCAGGGTTAAATATGATTTTTCCGTTATAACGTAATTTTGTATTTTTAAGATTAAAAAACCTTATTAAAAAGCTTCTCAAGTTTTCAATTGTACTTGAAAAAAGAGCCTTACGCACGATTTCAATATTCATAATCGGCAAACCTAAAACAGAGGCAATATCTTCATAGAGTGATTGGAGAATGAGCGGGTATAAATTATACCAATACTCGGCAAGCTCCTGCTTAATCGGAAAAATATGTTTTTCCCCGCTTTCGCTTGGCTCTTTATCAATACCTATCGGTATATCAAGCTGTTTTGATACGGCTCTAATTGCTTTTAAAAACTTTTCTTGACTGTTTGCCGGTGTGGGATTTTTTATTTCTAAAATAATATCAGGATATGACTTGTTTTTTTCCGCTGTCTGTGGTACAATATCCTCAGTTGTAGGACGTGATACGTTGGGGTAAGGCGGCAGGAATAAGCTTTGGTTGATAGCTTCACCGCCATTGTGGGCTAACCTTCTTTGAAGGACAGTTTCAGGACGAAAGTCGCTGCTAGCCAGTCCGCCGCCCGTAACACTCGAGGGGCTATCTCTGTGAAGCAATATAGAGATAGCTTTTTTTATTACTGAATTGATTTTTTTATCTGAATGTGATATACTACTTTCAGTTGTAGGACGTGATGTATTCACGCTTGCCGTGTTGGATAATGACGACTCGAACTTACGGAGATACGCTTCACTATCTCTATGTAAGGCCTGCCCCTGCAAAGGGTTGATGTGGCACGTGCCGCCGTCCATGGCATGATTATTATTTGAACCGTCTCTGTGAAGTATTTTGGAGACGGCTTTTTTTATTACTGAAATATATTTTTTAGCATCTGATTTGAATTTTGAAACAATAACACTGATTGCTTCTTCTTTTCCGTTTATGTTTGCCCTTCCGATAATTTCATAATAGACAAGGTCTTTTTCAACCCGTACTGAATGGCAAACCCCCTTATTTTCGCCTTCCAATATTTCTTTGGCAAAAGGGAGCAAGCTTACACGTTCCGCAGTCTTATCTTTTCCTCTCGGCTTATTTCCACCTTTAAGACTTATATGCTTAAAGCTGATATTACCAAAGCTTATCTTAGTATAATTCAATGCGGGACATTTTCTTTTTTCAGGGTTACGCTGCCAATCTTTCTGCCACTCTTTGATAAATTTATTTCCTATTTTTTTTGCATTTTCAGGTATAACCGCAAGCGGCTTGGCTGTGCAAACCTCAACCTTTGCCCGTGCGGTTTTGCGGTCGGTTTCGTATGTATACACCCATTGCCCGTTTTTAAACTCTTTTTTAATGTACTTATGGGTTTTTGCCTTTTCCAACAGTTCTCCGTTTAACTCACAGGGCACATTAAGGAAGGCGGAAAGTACCCGCACAAGGTTTTTTAGCTTTTCTTTTTTGTTTTCTTCGGTTATGCCGCTAATTGCAATTTCTATATTTTTTATTTTCATTTTTCTCCTCGTTTTATTCTCATCATGTATACTTTTTTATACTTTGTTCTCGTAAAAATTGATTTCCGGATATTGCCACAATAAAAGCTTTTTCTTTAGCTTATACACTTCCGTCTTAACGCCCTTCACATCCTCGACTATTTCTACCCCGCCTTTTGTCGTGTAGCGAAAATCGGCGACATAATGGGTTGCCCTTCCGCCTTTTTCCGTTGCAGGGATAATTAAGAATTTAGGTTGTAATTCAAGGTTTTTTATCACGCCTGATTTTTCTAAAAGTCTTAACTCCTTGTATCGTAACATTTCCGCCTTGCTTGCAAAAACTATGCCGTCTGCCGTGCGCTGCTCTTTAGGGGCTGTTTTATATTTATGCCAATGACTATAGCTCACCTCTTCCCCTGCCTCCGTATCGCCTCAATGAGCTGTTCTTTTTCTGCCGGATTGTTGTCAATTAAAACGGCTGAATTACATTTTAATGAGCATGTTGTTCGCAAATTAAAAGCATGGTCTATAATGCCTATCCCGTACTTTTTTATGTTTAGTTTTGTTTTTGGTATTCTGTGCGCCATCTGTCCTGTTGTCCAATCTATTTTTTTACCGCAAACGGTACATTTAAAACCGTCTCGATTAAATACGTATAGGCGTGTTTTTCTCATAGAGCCTTTCATGCACCTACCTCGTCTCGTTCTTTTTTACCATTTACCAACCAATAATCAACATCGTAAACAGGGATGCCGACTTTCAATGCGGTCGAAGCCTCAATGTTCGCTCCCTTTGATTTTTCCCAGCCGCCTAAAAGAGCTACTCCATCACATCCTAACAATTGCATTAAATCAAAGCGCATCTTTTCATCGTAAGTTGCCCCTTCGGTAAATTCAAAATCGGCGGGATTGATAACCGTATAGCCGCTTTCCGTTAGCTTCCTTTCTGCTGCTTTAAACTGTGTTTTATAATCCGGAACATTCGTTATTCCGCCCGAGATATAGAGTTTCATGCACGCTCCTCGCTTAATTCTTTTTCGAAGATTAATTCTGATTGCCCTATGCTGCTATCTTCTTTTTTTGCCTCTTGCCCCTTATCAAGGCTAATAGGATAGTTTGCGGTTAAAACCTCTATTTTTTGATTTTTTTTGTTTCCGTTTTGTGTCATTGTGTTTACCATTTTAAATTCGATTTGATACCAGTTATTATTTTTTGTGTATTCTGATAGCTTCTTATTTCTAAAAGAACTAAGCAAGAATTTTCCTTTTATGTTTTGTAATGTTTCTAAAAGGTTATCAAAATCTTGTTGCGTATAACCGTCATAATGTCCTTGATGTGTACCTACATAGGGCGGGTCAATATAGTGGAATGTATCGTCTGTATCGCGGGAAGCAATAACCTTTAAGGCATCGCAATTTTCAATTTGCAGCATTCTAATTCTATTTGATATTTTATCCGTAAACTCATCTATTTTATTTACAATCGTCTTTGTTATACTCTCATTCTTTTTTGCATATGCGAA